CGGAGCGGGGCTACAACCCGGAACCGTAGGGACTCGTAGAATTGCTGGGCTATGAAGTTGTCGGCCCTCGTTATCGCGAACACTAACCTTATGTCTTTCGGCAAGGAGTCGATTAGCCGGTTCACTAGCCAACGACCTTTCCCCTGCCTACGCTCGGAGTTAACTACGATGTCGTAGATTTCTACCGTCTTCCCGCTCCCGATCCGGTAGGTGAGGTAATCGGTCTTACCGAACTCAATCTTTATTAGGTTCCCGTCGAGCACGGCTACGGTCCTTTCGGTTCCGCCGTAGGACCGATATTGAGATATCGGCGTCACAGCGGGCTACGATGAGTTGGTGGACTAAGCTAGCCAAGTCCTTCGGAAGACACGCGCCTCCGAATCCGTAGAGACCGTCCGGGCCGGGGACTTCGGTATGTTTAGGATTGATCCAGCCCCCAGCGAGGAGCATAGCTAAGACCCGCTCCCAGTTCAGTCCTAGGGCTTCGGAGAGAAGGTTTATCTCGTTGAAGAACGATATCTTAACCGCGCTAAAAGCGTTTTGAAATAGCTTCGCTGCTTCGACGTTGTCGGAAGTATCCACGTACAGGTCTACCGTAGGCCAGCGGCTCGTAACTAGGTCCCAAAGGGCTACGGCAGCGGGGTTCAATTCTCCTTCCTTCGTAGCGACGTTCCCGACGAGGTTCCGCGTAGGATACCGCGCGTCGAAAGCTGCCGAGCGGACGGTGAGGAACTCCGGCCAATAGGCTAGGTTAGAAAGGCTGAACTTCTTCGCGAGGCTCTTCGTGTAGCCGATAGGAACCGTCGAGCGCAATACAAACGAAGCCGCGTTAACCGGGGCTTCTAGGGCTTTCGCGAAGAAGGTATCTATGTACGACGTATCGGCCTCGTACCTCCGCTCTACCTGCGGGGTAGGAAGGCATACAAAGATAAGGTCCGCCTTTAAGACCTCGTTAAGGTCGTTCTTCGACCGCTCCGGTACTACGTCGTACACTAGGGTTTCTAAGGGGGCGAAGGCGCTAAGGGTAGCTCCGCCTACGATTCCGTTCCCGACGATTCCTAGCTTCACGTCACACTCCTAGTTCGTTTCTCCGGGCTATCTCAGCCTCCAGGACTCTCGATAGACGCTGAAGTAATCCTACCGTGCCTTCTAGCTGGTCGGCTACCCGCTGGAGCCTATTTATCTTTGCCTCCATAGCAGAGAAACGATTCTCTATCTCGCCTAACCGAACGTGGATACGGATCAAGTTTAGGTTCGTGTCCCCTGGCATCGGAAGTGTCTCCCCATAAAAGCTGTTAGCGAATCGATATCGCTCTTACGGGTCTTATTCCACATCAATCCCTTTAGACGGTCCTTACCGGCTAGCCCTATCTTCCGATTATAACCGGGGTCTCGGAGGCGGGACAGGGCCTCCTTAATTTCGGCGAGGCAGTTTTCTACGTCCGAAGGGGAAAGCGGGTCGTGCGTCTCCCGGTCGAAGGCTAGGCAAGTCTCTCCCGGTACGAATAGCTCTTGCATCCGGTTCCGCCAGATTAACCTACGACTGACGATTAGAGGGCACCCGGCAGCTAGGGCCTCGTAGAGAGCGTAGCCCGGCGCGTCGCTACTCTTTAGATGCACCATAGCTATAGTCTTCGTAAGCTGGACCCGTACCTCCCCGTGCTTTATAAGACCGTCCGGGCTGCCGGCCCCGTGGCACCGTACCCCTAGCTTACGTACTCCCTCTACTAGGGCAGCGTACCCCCAGCCCGTTAGGTTATGGATTAGGCAGAGCGGATTGTGGAAGTTGCAAGTGGGCCGTTCCTCCGAATACTCCTCGAACCGGTAGAAGGGGGGCCACGTAGCGTAGGATTTCGTCATCCAGGGGCCTTCTTCCCGGTACCACAGGTTCGGGGTAAGGACCGGGCAGGGAGGATTAATCTCGTTACCGCAGTCCTCCGATCCGCGTATGACGTGCTCCGGCCTACCGCCGTTAATGCGGTACCAAAGGGTCCGGGAGCGTAGGCTATCGTGCTCCCTCCAGAGCTTCGGCCCGTTTCGGTGCGCTTTCACGTCTACATAAATGAAGTCCCTATCGTTGAACTGATCTATCCCGGCTTCGGGGATCGGGAAGGGCTGCTCGTAGCCCCAGCCCCGGACGAGGCTAGAGATATCGAGGACGTTATCGCATCCCGCCGAGCGGAGGAGCCGCTTTAGCGCGTCGTTCGGAATGTAGCTCTTAATCCCGATAGCGGAGAACATATCAACTAGGCTCTCTAGCGGCCCGGTATCGGCGCATTGAATAATAGCGTTCGGGATCATAGTCGCTCCTAGTAAACGTGAGCCTGCCTTCTGAATGCTTTAACGCAAGGCCGGCAATACCTAGACTTCTTCTGGGCCTTCGCTCCGCACCCGGCGCAATACCCGCAAGGTAAGGCTCCGGCCCTAATAGCTGCCACTCTCTGCTCCGGGGTTCTCCCTTTCATAGCCCCTTTTAAGGGCTTATAAATCAGGAGCCGGAACTGGGTCTGCGACTCCGCTAACGACCTCTTGTTTCCTTTCCTATCGAACTCTACTTTGTAATGATGGCTGTTACAAAGCGGTACGATTAGGTCTATTCTCTTCCCGGTTAGTACCTCTCTACCGTAACTAATGTGATGTAGGCACGTAGCTTCTTGCCCGCAAAACTTACACCTCGTACCGAACGCTATCCAGACCCGCTCCGAGATACTCTTCCATAAGTCGCTCTGTAGGTACTCCTCATAGCTCGCGAAGCCTAGTTCATTAAGGAGTAAGTTGCGTTCTTTGTACGTGTTACCCGCCATGACAAAAACTCGCCCGTGGTGCGCACCACCCCCTCCCTACCCCCTAGGGTAGGTAAGAAATCAGTGAAAGGTTCGCTTGTGTAAATAGCCTTTTTCGTTTCGGCGTTTTCGTTTGGACCGGGACGCGGGGTAATGGCAGGATCAACATCACGGAGGCTAAAAGCCCCACCTGCTCGGTGGCCCGGAAAATCACAAGGAGGCGAGGGGCGACCTTATAAGCCCCTCTCTTTCACGACTGTTCAGGTAGTCGAAGGGTCGGATTATACCCTACCCCCTAACCCGGTTTTCCCCTAGGAGAGAAAGCGCGTCGAAATCCTCTCCGGGGAAGGAGGTAGCTTTAGGGTGCGGTCGGTTCCTCATTACGCTAAGCTCTCCGAGGTGTTGCGTTAGCGACGGGTTGTGGACGTATTCCTTAATCCCCTCCTTCGCTAGGGCCGTTACGATCCCTCCGTCGATAGCCTTCCAGCCTCTATGCGCATCCAAAGGACGTTCGATCATGTGCTTCGAGGAGAGGAGGGCGCGGAAGGAGAGCGAATCGAAGACGAGAGCTAAGGCCCCTCGACCGAATTGGTTGGATAAATACCAGCCGGTCTTACCTGCGGGGGCTAACTCTTGATTCGACGGGAAGGTGTAGAGGTTAAGGTATCCCTTCTCCGGGTACGGCGTAGCCTCTAGGTAGGCGCGAAGGTTAGGGACTGTCACGAAGTCGTCTTGAAAGATAGCGTATCTATCCGCGTTCGGCTCCCGGCAGAACAATTCAATCGCAGCTAGCACCCAGTTGCCTTGAGTACGGATCGTCGGGTAGCGAAAGGTGAGCTCGTAAGGGAACTTATCCCAAGAGGCATCGGGCTTAGCCCCGTCGATAAAGAGCCGGGGCCTATCGAACCCGGCCTTAGCTAGTGAGGCAAGGGTCTTCGGGAGTAAGTCGTCTTTCCGATCCGGGACCGTCGTAAGCCCATAAGCCCATTTCAAGCGGCTCGGAGAGGGTTTAATCGCCATGGCTTCCTCTACGGAATAGGCTAACAAAGGGCAGGCTACTACGCGGGCGTTCTCGTCCCGGTATCCGTTACAGCAGGCCATCCCGTCGATAGCCGTAACAAGGGTGCATTCCCCGAATACCTTACAGCCGAAGACCTTTAGCCCCGTGTTGTTCTTACAGTTCGGACAGCGGACTAGCTCCCCGGTCTCCGGTAATAGGTGGATGCAATGCCTCATATGACGGTAAAGTCAGCGCTAGCCCCGGCGTTGTAAAGTAAGGCTACCTGAGCCGCTGTTAGAGCTTCGTCGTAAATGTAGCAATCGTCTAGGAAGATAAGGCCGTCAGTGCTACCGAAGAAGGAGAAGTCACCGCCGTCCCCGCCAGTAGCGTTGTCGGCGTGGTCTAGGACTCCGTCAACGTAGATCGACGATATACCGGAACTGTTGTCGAAGGTACATACGACGTGGTGCCAAGAATCGTCGTTGACCACGACGTGACCGGCTATAGGACCGGCTCCGGCGTTGAACTCGATTTCGCCGTTGTCGAGACCGTTTATTACGAACCCTCTACCAGCGGAGCCTTCGGTGATTATAGCCTGGATAGACGACGCTGTGGCCGTCTTGATCCATACCGAATAGGAGAAACTAGCAGCGCTATCGTTCGTTATCGGGCCGGGAGTCGCTGGCGGCCACGTGACAGAGTTGCCGGTCTTAGCGCACGTACCCCTAACGCCCCCTACAAACGTAAGGCCGATGTCCGATAGCGGATGCCCGTTGCCGCTCGAATCTACGAGACCGCTTCCGTGCCCGTCGTCGTTAAAGTACCAGGCCGCGAGAGGGCGAACGCTCCTCCCGCGCGTGTGGCAAACCTGGGCCATCGGGGAGGCATGTATCTTGACTTCGAGGTTCATAGAGTCCTATTCCGTTTCCGCGTCCATATAAACCGTTCCGGTCACCCCCGCAGCGGCCAGAGTGATCGTCACGGCGGTGTTCGTAGGGAACTTTAGCTTCGAGGCGAAGGTCAGAATCCCCGGCCCCCCAGCGGTGATATAGTAGGTCATCGTATTAGACCCCCAGGTGATCGTCAGACTCCCGTTCGTCGGAGTATCGCTATAGCTCCAACTCACGGAGGTCAGGACCCACCGGGCGGTAGCCTGGGCTGCTAGCGTCCGGGTAGCTGCCGTGTTAGAGCTAGGGGCCTGGGTTGAGATCGGCGTGAAAGCGTTAGCCATTACTTTTCTCCACGAAGCTCTTTCCGCTTCTGATTAAGTTGTTCAAGTTGGGCGTCAAGGGCCTGTAGCTCGGCTTCCGTCTGGGCCTGCTTCTTCGCGCGGAACTCCTCCGTGCCTTCAACCTCTTCGACCCGCGCCTTTAGCCGCTTGTTCTCGTTCTCAGCGGTCGTAGCCCGGTTAGTTTGCTCCGCAGTCCTTTGCATCTGTAGAGCTACGTCCGCTCTAGCTCTATCCCGCTCGTCCTTCAGTCGGTTGATCTGGTCGGAGAGGGAGAGGATATTTTGATCCCGGCTTAGGACAGCGGCTACCGCCTGATCCCTCTCGGTAGCCGTCCGGCCTAGAATGTCTTGCGTGTCCTTTAGTTCGGCCTGGAGCGAGTCGAAGGCTGCTACCTTTTCGTCGTGGAGAGACGACAGCCCGTGTAGATCGTTCTCCGTAGCGGTCTTCGCCTCTTTAACTTGACGTAGCTCCTCCTCCTTCTCTGCCAAGGCGAGGGAGGCGGTTTCGAGTTCACTAGCGACTTTTTGTAGAGCGGGGTGCATTAGGTTCTCCTTTATCGAATACGACGGGCCGTTATCCCGCCGAAGACTTCGCACTTGGTTCCTGCGTAGTTTGCGTTGACGACTAAATAGATAGTCGTGGTTCCGACCAGGCTATATCTCTTTCGAGTAAGAGTCGCTGAAGTTATGTAATTGGCCCCAGCACTAGGCTCGAAGGCAGTATAGGCTTCCGATCCGTCGGAACCCGGACTAGTGGCTGATACATCGCTGAAATAACAAGCGGCTCCGAATACCGTTAGCTTGGTGAGATAGAAGCTGGCAATGGCCTCGACATCCCAGTCCCCGGCTTCCAAAGTTATGCTGACGACGTCCGTATCGGTAGATACGACGACGCTTATTCGGCTAGGGCCGTCCAAGTAGTCAGAGACGAACTCGCCTAGGTCTCCAGCGTCCGCGTCGGAGCCGTCCGTCACGCCCGGCAATTTCTGAATGCCCGACCAATCGTTATTCTGGGCCAGGTTAATTCCGAGCGTGCTGCCGGTCAGAGTCAAAGTTCCATCAGTGGCCCCGGTGACGAATAAAGTCCAAGTGGTAGTTCCAGAGCCGTTAGTCGAGAGACCGTAGCCAGAGGTTCCCGCCGTAGTTGGCCAGGTTAGGGTCCAGGTTCCGGCAGCGTTAGCCGACTTGACTGTAACCGTTCCGCTAGTGCTCCCCTTGAATAGGATAGACCCGGTAGTTCCCCCGGCTGCTCCTACCGTTATCGTCGTCGGGAAGACCGGGGCCGTAGCGAGGGCTACTACCGTTCCGCTCCCGGTCGTCGTCATTTCCCCGACGACCCCGCCGTTGTTATAGAGAATCCGTCCGCTCGTTCCTCCGGTAATCGTCGTCGTACCTATCGTGATCCCCGCGCTTACGGAGAGCGTATGCGTAGCGTGATCGTAGCTAAGCCCGGTCCCGATAGTCATAAAGACTATGGCGTTATCGGTATCGTCCCAGCCCCATAGCCGATGCGCTCCGGGGTCGGAGAGGTTCGCGTTAGTTCCTCCGTTCGCGAGGGAGACCTGCCCGCTAAGCCCGGACGTAAGGTAAACCGGAGAGGTAGCTAGCCCGTAGGCAGTCATCATCGTCGCTACGTCACCGGTCTGCCGGGCTACCGGGGCTGTAGTACCGGAGCCGTCCAGGAAGTAGATACCGGGGGTACCAGAGGAAGGGTGCCCGCCCCGAAGAAAGGATAGGCCCGCCGTTAGCTGGATCAAGCCGAAGTCTAACCAGGCCCTTCGAGTACCGGCAGCCGTGCTGTTAGTGTTCCACTCGGAGAGGAGGTAGCCGCAACTACGATAAGTATTGCCTGGGTCTTGGTTCTGGAAAATCCAATTCTGACCGAAGCGGTTCCCCGGCGTACCGGTCGAGCCGTGTTTGCTGAGGAAGATGGTAGAGCTAGCCGTCGTGACAGCGTCCGACCGCGTGAAGGACGTAGAACCCGACGTACCGGTATCGAACGTCGTTATAACTCCAGAGCCGTCGTCGCCCCTTAGTACGACTCCGAACGTAGAGAACTGAGCGATATCGTTAGCGGCTCCGCTGTACTTACGGATTCTAGCGATAACCGAGGTGTCGGTATTCGAGAAGCCCTGAACGATTACGGCTTCCGTCGAGTCGTTCGGAGCCGTGAAGGTCTGAGTATTGGACCAACCATTCGCCGTAGAGAGCGTATCGAACGTCCATACGCCTGCCGTGACGCGCGGTACGCCGGTAGACCCGGAGGAGTTTACGCCCGTCCCTCCCGCAGCTGCTGAGACAATAGAGCTTCCTAGCGAGATTACGATACCACCCATAACGGAGTCGCCAGTAGCCGTAGTCCCAGTCACCCCTACGTGCGTCGTAGAAACCCCGTCGTAATGAATAATTGCGAAGGCTGGGGCTTGACCTCCTGGGCCGTCTCCTACTAACCCGAAGACTGTGCCGACATTATCAATCCCTGATCCGCCGTTGCCTGGGATAGTAAGGACCGCTCTACCGTCTATGTCGCTAGTCCCCGGAGCTACGCCGTCAGTAATTGTCCATTCGATAGACTGCCTGGGTAAGTCCGCACTGAAGCTAGAGCGAAGGTCCATTGTCCCTATTTGCTGAGTAGCTCCGCTCGCTACCATTTCGAAGAAGGTAGACCCCGCCGTAGAAGTCTCTGAAGTAATAGTCCCCTTAACCGTCTTGTGCCCTAGGAAGGACTGTGTTCCGGTATTGACTACCCCCCGCTTGCCTAGCCCGGAGCCGTCTGCGTCGGGTAGATTAAACGTAACCGTAGAGACGCTGGCGGCTATATTAAAGTCGCTCCCGCTAGTCCCGACAGTAAACGTATAGTCAGGCCCCGTAGCCGTTCCGGTAGTTCCGTCGATTGATCCGTCAGGGATCGTAGGCGCGGGAACGTCGAACACTACAGTATGACCACTAGCTCCGACTGTAGCTATTCCACTACCCAAGAAAATGTAGTCGGGTCCGGTAGCTACTCCAGCGGAGGCGTCTGTAATCGAACCGTCGCTACCTCCTCCAGCCGATCCTAGAGCTTGCCAGGCCCCGAACTTATCCCGGCCTACGATAATGTACTCTCCTTCGGGTATCGCTGAAGAGTGCATGTTAAAGATCGGGAGAGAGAACCCGCAAGCCTCTGGCCCCTCCGTTGGGTCTATGATCTGGTAGATATCGCAGAGGGCGGAGCCGGGCACTACCCCGTTCGCTGGTAGACCTCCAGCGGGGATTAAGGCGATATAAGTCTCCGGGGCCTGATCGATATGCTCTTCGGAGCGGGGACGACCGGACGGATTTTGAGATTGACTCTTAACCTTCGTTAGGAAGGTCTCCAGTATTCTCTTATCGTTCTCCGAGAGTACCATCAAGGTCGGCATAGTGTCGAACCTATTTCGGAAGGATCGTTACGAAAGCCACGGCTTCCTTCGCGCGGCCTCTTACCCGGAAGTCCCCTAGAGGTACGAGCGGGTAGATGAAGCGGGACGAAGCTCCGGGCGGGAGGGATTCGAGAGCGAGAATCGTCTCACCGGTCTTTACCCCAATCTCGATAACGCGGGACTCTACCTCCTCCCGCTGCGCCTTCGAGAGGGTACGGCTGAACTTAGGCTGCTCGTTTTGGATAAGTAGCAGGCTAGCCCCGTCGTCCTTAATCCAGCCCGCGTCGAGAGGAACCCAGTCCTCGGTAAGTCTCATTCTCCTAGGGCCGTATACTTGCTCGTCCCCCTTTAGCTCCTTGGAGAAAGAACCGTCCACGGACTTAGGCTGCTCCGTAGGGGACTGGTGATAGATCGTCTCGACGAGGACTAGCCTCGACCGGTCCAACCGGGGCGCGGGCATTGATATAGAGCCGGTCGTTGTCGTAGCCCGCTGATTAGTAGGAGTGTTCATTTGTAAGTCTCTACGGTTAGGCGGTAGGTCGTAAGAACCTCCTTGGAGGGAGGTAGCTGTAAGTCTAGCTTCTTCCGAAGCCCCGCGCGGTCTAACTGACTTAGCTTGTCGAACCTAGCCGGTTTCTTCTCCCGTTGATTTTGGACCCTTATCATTGCCTCTATCTGCTTCTCCGTAAGCCCCCGGCCTAGGCTAATCCAGTAGAGGAGGTTCGGGTTGTAAGACTGCCAATCGTCTAAATGTCCGATCCACAGGTGGCACTTCTCGCAGAGCGTATAGAGGTTCCGCTCGTCTAGCTCTAGGTCGGGACGGCCTAGCTGAACTACGATATGGAACGGCCACTTGTGGTGTACGTTAAGTTCGACGGCTGGGCTAGTCCGTAGGCAAGCCAGGCAGTAGCCCTGAACCTTTACGTGCGCACGTTGTCGTTCGTCCCAGAAAGGGGAGCGGGGGAAGCTCGAAATTAGCGGAAAAGGAATCACTTCTCGAAAGCCTCCACGACGGCATCGAGGGCTGCCGTATTCGCCCGGAGCCGGAAGAAGTTCGTATCCCCGCTCGTCCCCGTGCCGGTCCCTGGGAAGTAATACTCTAGCAGGTTCCTACTGAACTTCAGGACGTAGGACTCTCCCGGCCCTACCTCTCCGAGCGGGTAGAACCTATTCGTGTTCGCGTCGTAGATGCCGTACTCGTAGTAGTTCGTAGAATCTAGGTTGCCTAAGCGGACGAAGCCCGGCGTGGTTAGCTCCCCGAAGCTAATGTTAGTGCCCGTCGTTAAGACCCGGACGGCCCCCGGCACCGGTCCCTTCGTACCGGTTACGGTAGCGTTGAAGGAGCTAGGGCGACTTTGATAGTCGATCCGCACGGTAGTCCCGCTCGTCTTACGGATCGTTAGGCTGCTACGGATTGAGGCTTCGTTAGCCATGGGTCGGTTCCTTAGAAGGAGAGCGGGATGCCCAGCATTAGAAAGTCGCTCTCCGAGTAATACTCAACGTGTATCTCCCCTTCGTTCGTAGGAGCACAAGCGTCACTCGTTCCGGTCCCGGAGAAATCGTACACTGGGAATATAACGTAGTCCCCCGGAGCATAGGTCACGAACGGGGAGTAGTAGTCCTGGTTATTGATCCCTACCGGTAACTGATCCCAGTTCGTAGAGCTACTGGGGGCCTCCGACGTATTGCGAGACCAGGCCACGTAGAGGATTCCGTCGAACGTAACTACGTCCCCGCGTTCGTAGGTCTCCAGGTCGTTCCAGGCCTGTACTTGCGGAGGGATACTCCCGGCCAAGGCCCAAAAGTCCTCGTCTTGCGGATCGGTCCCTAGCGTAGCTTCGTCTCCGACTCGAATGTAATACTGAGGGGCTTCGGTTTGCGATCCGCTAGGCCAGTCTACGCAGACCCCTGCCGGTAGCCCTTCGCCGTTAAGGATGACCTTACAGTTCTCCCCCTTCTTGTCCTTGAACCTATCGAAGTGGGAGGGGTTCGCCGGGTCCGGGTCTTCTCCGTCTATCTCGTCGAGCACCCAATGGCCGTCGTTACCCCAGTGGCCGTGGAGCACCTTCCCGCCTTCGTCGAGAATGTCCCGGTCGAAGGTATTGATATCGATGTCGAAGGTTAGCTTACGGTTGTAGTAGATATAGCAGGAGCCGTAAAACCTTCGCTCCCAAGGAGCTTCCGAGAGAAGGATAGTCCGCGCCGGAAGCCCCCATAGCGGGAAGGCGTTAACAGTGTTCATCATTATCGACGGAAGGATATACCCTTGATACGGGGTAGCTACGTTCTGCTCGATAACGACTCTTCCCCGGTTCTTGCTGAACTCGACCTGCGGCCCTCGTATCTGCTCGTGAGAGGACGTAAGGATAGGGAAGCCGAAGCGGTCCTCGGTAGCCTCTTCGTTGTAGTTCACGAAGGAGCCGTTAATCTTCGGGGGTTCGAGGAGCGGGTCTTCGATCTTCGTATCGTTGCATCGCTGCTTATCCGGGGGGAGGGGCTTCGAGCTAGCGTAGCAGGTCACGTCGAAATACTTATCGGCCCCGTCGGATATAACCGGCTTGGCTGTCCGCTTCTCCGTAAAGAACGCGGAGGAGTCTACGTCGGAGTCGATAGACCAAATGCTCCCGGCTTCGGGGAGACCTTCGCATTGCATAGCTAGGGCGGGGCCGTCCGTCGTCTCGCCCTTGACGCGGTAGACGACTTCGTAGTTGCGGTGTCCTTCGTCGTCCGTAGACCCGCTCCAGCTACGATGCGCTGCGTCTTGTCCTTCTATCTGAAAGCTCATAAGTCGGCTCCGACTACTTGAATCGGCGGACGGTCGATAAGGATTCGTAGGGCATCCCTAATTTCCGTGAGCCTCGTTACGACCGTGGCCTGGCTATCCGAGCTACTGGAGCCGGAGCTAGTCCGGGCCTCCGCCGCGCTAGGTAAGGCCCCGGACGAAGCCGGAGAAGCTAAGGCCCTCGCTGCGTTAGCCGCTTGTTGCTGTGCCCTGCTATTCCCTGCGTCGATCTTGTCTCGATACGCTGCGATTCGGGTAAGGGCTTCGGCGGAGCGAGCGGCTACGGCTTCGAACTTCTCCAGCCCCTTCTCGGCTCCCTTCGAGAAGCCTCCGCCAATCTCCTCTCCGGCCTTCTCTGCTTCCCGTACTGACTCTTCGGTCCCTAGCGGTCCTAGGCGGGAAAGGCGGAACTCCTCCCAGGTCTGCTGAAGGTCGTCTCGCATTGCCTCCCATTCGGCCCGTAGAGCACGTTCGGTCTCCCCCATTTCTCTCCGGGGGATTTCGGGAAGGCTACGGATCGAGGAGCGGAAGCCTTCCGTGAGAGGAGTCCACATCCCTTCCGTGTTTAAGGTTATCCCTTGCCGTGGGTCCCGCATGAACCTGACTAGCGCGTCTCCTAGCCCGCGAAAGATGTTCTTCGCGTTCTCGGCGATGTTCTTGAATACCGTCCCGGCGAAGTCGTGCATCGTGATAAAGATTTCCGCCCAGTTCTCCCCGACCCAACTCAGGATAGCTCCGATTACGGCGGGGAAGTGCTTAATCTCCTCGACCATTACGACCCAGCCGAGCTTAATCGAGACCCAGGCGAAGTTAGCAATCTTGTCGAAGTTCTTGATCGCGAACTCTGCCATAGTGATCGACAAGGCGATAGCGTCCGCGATATCGTCCCAGGTCGAAGTCGTCTCCCCGAAGATACTGGTCCACACGGAGGTTACTAGGTCGAGGACGAAGCCGAAGAGGGCCTTCATTCCTTCCCACCAGGTATACGCTACTTCCTTAATCGCGTCCCAGGCTATTACCGCCGCTTTCTTTAGCCCGTCCCAGGCAGTAATCATGAACGAGATAGCGGCAGCGATAATAGGCTGGGCCCAGTTCCAAAAGGCCCCTACCTTCGTCTTTATGAAGTCCCAGGCTACGAGCGCAGCAGCTTGTACGGTCTTCCAGGTCGATACGAGGTACTGCCAGATTATCAGCCCTACTTGCTTTAGGACGGAGATATAGGGCTTGGCGGTTTCTACAAGAGCCTTCCAAGCCTCCGAGACTCCGCCTAACTGATTCACCCAGTAGGCTATCGCGACTCCGCCCGCTACAATAGCGCCGATCAGTAACCCGACCCCACCGAACATAGTGTTAAAGATCGTACCGGCGAGGAGGATAAGCGGAGGTAGCGCGGCCATAGCGGCTACGAGACCTACGACGACGGCAATAAGGAGCTTTCCTTCCTTCGGCATTTCCCGTAGCCAGCTTACTAAGTCCTTGAAGATCGTCGCTAGCGGGGCTGCGGCTTCGTCGATGACTTGACCGATATCGCCGAGGAGACCTTTCCAGGCTCTTCCCGCTCGCTCTAGCTCCGCGTTATTCGTAGACCCTAGCTCAATAGCGGTAGACCAGCCCGTGTTAACTAGCTGATTCGCCTTCGCCATTAGCTCCTGCTCGTCCGTAATCCCGCGTAGCTGCGGAATCATACGAGCCATGTGCTTCATCATTTCCGTATTGCCTTGGCTCATTGCGACGGTAAAGCGTAGGTACTGCTCCGCGTTCCCGTCGTTTACCGCCCCGAAGGCAATAGCCCGCCTCGTAGCCTCCTGTGCTTGCCTCCCGGTTAGTCCGAAGGTCTCCGCTTGCCGTAGGAGAGCCATCGTGTCGCCGGTCGAAGCGTTCGTTTGAGAAGAGATAGACTGAGCGAATTCTAGGTACTGCTGAGAGAGGGCGTCTACCTCCCGCCCGTTCGAACGGAGGGTAGACGACATCTGGATAATCGACTTCTCTCGCTTATCCCAAATCTCTCCCGCATCGGAAAGGAACTTACTAGCCCCTAGCGCAGCCAGCCCCGATACGGCGGACCCGACGAAGCCCTGGATACTCCCGGACATTCCTTCGATCTGCTTCGTAGCTTCGGCGATATGCTGAGCCGTAGCCGTTGAACCAGTCTGCGCCTCCTTTAGCATGCTAGCGTAGGAGGAGCCGTCACCTACTAGCCGGATTATCAGCCGTTCTAGTTCGGTCTCGTTCATCCTTCGACTCTCTCCGGGGCCTTCACCGGGTTCCCGTCTCTATCGACGTAGTGGATAATCGTGGGGCCGCTGATTCGGCTAGAGGCTAAGGAAGTCCCGCGCCCCTTCTTCTTTTGCTTCGCCCTCCGCTTCGGGTTGTCGTAGCGGAGCTTAAAGTCCTGAAGCCCTACCTGGTCTGGGTGCTTATGAAGAACCCGGCGTACCTCTAGGGCTATCTGCATTAGATAGCTCTGGGTCTTATCCGGGTTGTTAAGGTCTTCCGTAGACCAATCCGCTAGGGCTACCGCCTGACGATGAGTTAGCGGCCCCTCCCAGCCTAGGACTTGAGAGAGAGGGAGCCGGAAGTCTCGGACGAGGCGGAATTGCTCGCCGTAGACGAGGAGGACTTTTTTGCGGTCTCGTCCTCCAATAGCTTCGCCCGCTCCTTTTGAAGCTCGGCTATCTGCTTGTCGATAGCCTCTACCGTGCGATCTTCCTTTAGCCCGCTGATCTTTTGAGCTAGCTCGAAGATCGGCTTCACGATACGGACAGAGGGCCAGAGGCGGATAACCGACTCCGGGACGGGCCTGCGCCGGACTTCTCCCGCGTTCTTATAGACCTCGAAGAGGCAGTTGGCGACTAGGTAAGGCTCCGCGTCCGCCATCTTCTCGATAGACGTGGGCTTCATGTTCTCGTTGAACTTCGTGGCGGCCATAAGGAGGTTACGGTATCCGACCACTACTCCCTCGGTAGCTTCGACTAGGACGAACTCTTTCACAATGTCTCTCCCCTCCTCGTCCTTCGTCTCAATCGAAACGGAGGCTTCGATAGGGGAGAGATTTACGAGCCGTAGAGCCAATTCCATGGGTTGCTAGTCCTTTGAGTAAGAGAGTGAGTAAGGGTTAATAGCGAGCCGTACTACGGAGCCTCTTATGTACCGACGACCTCCGTGAGAACGGCTTCGGCTTCGACGCGATTGACCGGGTCGTAGTTGGTCTGGACGATAGTGAGCGTAGCTTCCGGGAAGCCCCCGTCAACCGACATTTCGCCTAACTCGGCTTTCTGAAGATAGCCGTAGTAGCAATACGTCGATCCGTCCGGGAACGTCTCCGTGATCGTGTCCTCCGCGTTGATAAGGGTCCGGCGAGCTTGGTCCTTGAACTTCGCGTCGAACCCGCACTTCACCGTCGCTTCGCCCGGAGTGTAGAGAGTCCTCGGCGCGAAGACGCGGGTACGGTTGTTGTGCATCGTCGTGATGTCGATCTTCTCACCGCCGTCGATAGACGCGGGCGTCACGGCCTTTTCCCAGAAGCTAGCCGCTGGGAGCCGAGCGAAGGTGATAAGACACTTGAACCCCTCCGGGATGATTACCCCGCTAGGAGTCGTTCGAGCAGTAGGGGTAGGGGCCGCCATAGAAGTTCCTCCGGGTTAGGCCGTGCGTCTAATCGAGGCTACGGCGTTTATCGTAAACAGCTTACGGGCGCTAGTCGGTTCCTTGCCTAGGACCAGGACGTTCCCTAGGCCGGAAACGCTCCATATCAAGTAGTGATAGTGCGTAGTCCCTATTGTCAGGGCCACGTTCTCTAGGTAGACCGACTCTGCTAGGTACTGACGAATCTCGTTTGCCTTACGCCAGCCGGTAGCGTGATCGGTAGCTCGTACTCGCACCTGAAACCCGTGAGCCTCGAATACCTCTCCGTCGAACTGGGCCCGCCCGCTACTACGGCCCGGCGTGTCGTAGATCGTTACGCAGTTGTCCGGGGCTGCGGGTTCGGCGGAGACGTAATTGGGCCAGGCTTCTCCGTCTCCTGGCTCTGACGTCTTACCGTTAGCTACGAGGAGAGCTTGGAGTATATCAGCCGGGGAGTGCTGGAATACTAGGCTCATACGTCTCCCCACATCGTCCGCTGTTTCTTCTTAACTGGCTGCGTAGCCTTCGCGACGGCTTCCGCTAGGGCTTCGGGGTTCGACTCCTTCTTCTCCTCGGGCACGGGTAAGGGGCGTAGGGCGCGGGAGACGGTAAGGATAAAGGCCAGCCCGGTAACGATCCCCCAGAAGAAGCCGTGTAGGAACTCGAACATAGGGCTATTTCTCCATCCTCGTAAAGGCGCTGTTCTTTAAGGCCCCCGTATCGACCGGTACGAGCTTTTGGCTCTCCCGCTGGAGCCTTAGCCCGGCTAGAAGGAGGGCCATGCCTAGGCTCTTCCCCTTTGCTAGAGCCTGCTTAACGATACTCGCTAGCTCCTTCCCTAGAGTACGGGCGGGTTGCTCTAAGAACTTCGCTTGCCCGACCTTATGGGTAGCCTCTAGGTTTTCGTGTACATAGAGAGCGTAAGCCTGCGTAAAGCCGACGACGACGGAGACTCCTTCGCTAGCCTCCTTCTCCCGCGCCTTTAGCTCCGCCTTTAGGCTCTCCAGTCCTTCGATCCTAGCCACGGCTAACTTCCTTCGTTACGCGGAGTGTCCTTATAGAACACCAGGCCCACGGTCCTCCGTTCGAACCGGTTCTTTAGGTCCGTGCCGTACTTCGACACTCGGACCTCCATTACAAAGTCGTCTCCGAAAGCAGAGCCGGTTCCGTACCAATCGGCTAACGCTCCGAGCCACATTCGGCTTCCGAGATAGATGTCTCGGTCTACTACGGCGGTAGCGTCTACGCTTACCGGGTCTCCTTGCGAATTAGTCATCTGGGTCTCGGTCCAGACCCACCGTACTAGAATTTCTACCGGATCGGCTACGTTAACTTCCCCGTACCGATCTACCGCCGCGTCCCCGTCTACGGCGTTCCAAAGGACCGCTTTTTGATACCGGTCTTTCTTCTCTAGGGCCGGCATTTAAGACTCCGTTAAAACATTTCCTAGCGGCCCCTAGACATTTCCTAGGCAACGCCCGGCCTACCTTCGGTCCTCGTAGTCGATCTGGCTAGAGGGGTTCTTTCCTAGCCACGACCCCCCGGCCCTCTTCCGCTCTTTCCCGCCGATAGCGTCTAAGCAGCCGGAGGGGTCTAGGCGCATCGCGTGCTGCCCGTATAACGTAGACTCGAAGTACATAGCCGTCTGCCCTGCGAAGCTCCCGCTAGCGTCTACGGTAGAGCGGGAGGTATAGGGCTTATCGGAGACCGCGTAGAAGTGCGCAGCGAGCCATCGTTCGATTAGCTCTAGCTTCGCAGCCGTTAGGGTCTTCCCCTTCGCCGTAGCACACTCTACTACGTCGTCTACGATAGAGGAAGCGGTCTCGATAAACGGGTCTAGGTCCGGGTTATCTCCGCTTAGGCGCGGCCCGTAGTCGTCCATCAGGACTTTAGCAACGGCAGTAGCGTTCGTTCGAGACATCCCGTACTTTCGTCTAGGAAGAAACCCCTGCCCCTTCTAACAGCCCTCTGAAAGCTCACTCTACCTCTCGCGGGGTTAGCGGAGCCGGCATCCGGTTATCGGAGGCAGGGAGTAGGGCCTACGACTTCGGCAACATGCCCTTCGTCGCCATGTGGTCCTTCACGCCCCCGACGTTTTCCAGAGTCGGGTTGTTGAGCAGACCTTCGAGAATCGACACGATCATGTCGTCGATAGGCGTGGGCGTCTTCGCCGCAGCCAGCTTGAGTAGGGGCAGGATACCCCGTAGTACGGTCAGGATCATAGGGAGACCTCTTTCTAGCTAAAGTATCTCTACCGAGTCGTAGGGTATATCGAGTACCCTCTTACCGTCGCTCAGTAGAAGTTCGAACATTTCCTTACCCCGGAGTACGAATGCGGTAGGAACTCCCGACCGCATTTCGCCCTCTAGGAACCCCACCCGCTCCTTCGTGTCATCCGTGTCTAGTATCCAGAGCGAGCGGGGCTTCTTAAACCGGATCGTAATCGCCTTGCGCTGGGTCATCGGACCCTCCCGGAGGCGAAGGACGCTAACTGCGCCCGGCTCTTATTAGCGTCAAGAAGAGCAGGCTCGTCCTCCGCCTCCGCCTCCTCCGCCGAACGACGGCATCCCTCCGAACGGCATACCGGCGAAGCCTCCGTATCCTTGATTCGCCGAAATCTGCTCCGGTAAGAACTGGAGCGGAGACGACTGAGGATAATTACGCATGCGTATTTCGTTACGGATATCTACGTCCGTCGCGCTAACCGGGACTCCGTAGCCCAGCTTCTCAGGGCCGGGTACGACGACAATCCTAGGGGTCGTATTCCCCGCGTTCTCCTTAACACGAACCGATATTGCTCCTTCGACCGGCCTGGCTGGGATTCCGATAAAGAGCACGAGAGGCTTCCCGGTCTTCATATGAAGTTCCCAGGCTTTTCGGTACTCGTCCGAGTCCTCCCGGCTCTTCTCCGTTTCCTTTAGGGCCGTCTTAAATAGCTCGGTCGTCGAGCAATGACACACGTCGCAGCAGTCGCACTTCCCGTTCACGCACCCGCAGGAGCCGGTCGTAGCCGTCGTCTTCTTCGTCCGGTCCTGTTGGGCTAAGAGAAGCTGGGCCGTAGCCTTGGCCTTCGCGACTTCCGCCTGAGCAAACGCGGGCGACACCAGCAGGGCGAACCCGATACAGCTAAGGAGCCATCGCATAGGTCACTTCCTTTCGTAGGGCAAAACGGGCGAAGTTATTGGGTTGACGAGGAACATTCACGAACCAGTCTAGCTCCCGCCTGGGCCATCCCTTAACGGCGGAGAAGGCCCAGGAGTCCTTCTGTCCTAGAATCCTTTGGATCGTTCCTGAATCCGTCCAGAAACCGGAGTCGGGGGGATTACCGAACCCTACCGGTCCCTCGTTCGGCCTAGGCCCCCAAGAGTTTTCGATATGGCCGTACTCCTTCCCGCCTTCGATGTGATACCCGTCGAGACACATACAGTGGGCCCAGGAGCCTCGCGGAGGTTTAACCCCGTTGCTATCCCGGTTCCCTTCGAAGCCGACGTTCGAGCAGATAGCGATTGCGTACCCGGAGGCGATGGCCTTCTTCGCTTCGGCCCAGGTATTGACTTGAGTAATATCCTTAACCGGGTGCTCCTTGGCTATCGTTAGGAGAGCTTCCGGGGGGCCGGGCTTATCGCCGAACTTACGACAAGTCGCTACGCTGTAGACGGTAAGGTCGTAGGAGTCGTACTTCCCCCTGGCTACCACTCCCCATTTCTGGACGAACTGAGCAGCCCAGGCTCCTACCGACCCGTCTCCTCGGATACCTCCGCCGATCTGTACCCGGCTACCTCCGTAAGTGACTTCCTCGACGATGTCCTTATACTCGTCCGCGCCCCCGTTCGTAAGGACGATCTGGGTGGCTAGCGTCCGGGCTACGGCGTTGTTAGTGCCGAAGGAGACGCAAGAGCCGATTTGTCCTTGGTTCTTCGACGGAGGGTTAGCGTTGAAGAGCTTCTTGTAGGACTCCCAGAGGTAGACCTTATCGGGGATCGGGTCTTGCGACTTGTACGCCGGGGTATCGGAGAAGACCTTGAACTCTAAAAACCTCTTAACGTCGTCCACGGCTTCGGGGTTAGGAATCCAACCCATCTCACCCGGCTCGAAGATCGGCTCCGGGATCGGAGGGAGCGGAATGTCCTTGGGCCAAAAGCCGAGGGCCGCTAGGATGCCCGCTAGGGTCGTAACGCCGAACCAGATCAGGTATGCCTTCCAATTCTTGGGGATCATCGGTTTAATCCTTTACTCCTAAGCGGTCTACCACCCACTGCCGATTGCCGTGCGAAAACGGGATCGTCCAGTAGACCGTATAATAGTCATAGGGGCCTCGGAACGTCGGGACGGTCCTATAGCCGGAGAGGGTCACTCCCGGTACTTTCCAGCGTAGCCCGCGCTCTTCGTAGATCAGCGTAGGACCGTCCGGGAACGACCCTACGCTATAGAGCCTCCAGTCTCCCTCGAACGCGAAGGAGAACCACGTCCACAGTACTAGGTAGAAGACCGGGAGCACGGCTACTTCACCTCACTGAGCGACTTCGCTATCCGGGTAAAGACTTCGATAGCGCGGGGGCGTAGGTCCGGGTCGAGCTTCAAGTCCGGGTTCGTACCGAGACTCGTTGCTATCTCCGCACTTATGACCTTCCGTACTTCGATTAAGGCTCCGGGGGCTATCATCTTCTCTGCTACCTTCTTCATGTCCGAAAGTAGCTCCCCCGTCGTCGTAATCGCTGGCTGGCGGGAGTGGTCGATCATAGCCTCGTAGAGACCTTGTAGCATTACCTTCGCCCCGGCCTTTACGGAAGGCGCGGAGGTATCCGCCGTATATGCAGCTTGTAGCTTCGCCGTTAGTACGGAGGGTTTATTGTCCGGGCCGGGAGGCTTCGGGTCCGGTGGTTTCGGATCGGGGGGCTTAGGTCCGGGGCCGGGGTCAGGGGGATTCCCGACGACGAGCCAGCAGGTAGCTATCTCCGAAGCTAGGTTTTCTTTCCCGCACCAGGACTCTACCTTGTATCGACCGGGGGCTAAAGGAGCGATGTAGACCCGCCCTTTGGCCTGCGCTGCGATCTGAGGACCGAAGAGCTTTTCTAGGTCGAACTCCGTTACAGCCGGGTCCGCTCGCCATTTCGGGGGTCCGCCGTCTACGATAGGTACGATCAGGGCTATCCCCCCCGGATTGACCGCAACCTCCGTCTTCTCGAACTTGACGGACTGAGCCTGTAGAGCCGGGGCGATTAGGAAGACCAGGGCTAGTCCGATTAACTTACGCATTGTCGCACCTCAGAAGGAAAGAGTGAGATTGCCTAGCCGAGGGAAGGGCCGATCCCTACTCCTCGTCGTCTTCGTCCTCGTTCTCGTCTCCGGGGTCTTCGGAGCTAAGGCCCGGTTCGGAGTCCGCCGCTTCGATAGCAGCGATAATTTCGCTCTTCTTCGTAAGACCGTCGAGGGAGATTTCCCGCTCCTCCGCGATAGCCCGAAGCTCCATAACCGTAAGGGCCTTGTAGTCCGTATCGCTCTCGTCTTCGTCCCCGGAGCGGAAGGTCTTGCTGCGGGCGGGGGTCTTGTCGGAGAGCCGCTCGAACTTGATCGAATGTGGCCCCTGATTAAAGCGGCGAGCTAAGTCCTGCTTCGAGTCGATAATGTCGCCGGAGTAGGTCCGCGTCGCGCCCTGATAGACGTGGTTCTTGCCGCCTGATTCGAGGCACCCGTCGCACACGCATCCCGGAGGGCCGTCACCTAGGTGCGCCCCGGTAATGAGGCGGAACTTCCCGCCCTTCTCGTTGCGAATCCGACCCTTCGACCGTAGAGTGTTTGCCATGATCTATTACCTTTCGTGAGTGAGTGAGTATGGGCGATGCCGGTCTTTTCTTTAGTTGACGTACTCGCCTTTGCCTTCGGCTTCGGAGCCTTCGTCTTCCGCCGCAGCGATCTTCTCCGCCTTACGGCGAGGCTGCCAGGCGGTAACTTCGCAAAGGTCTTCGCAGTGCGCATCGAAGGAATGCTTACCATCCTCCGATTCGAGAGCGAGGGTGCCGAGAGGCTTCCCGGAGTATTCGTCGTAGATCGACTTCACGACGCAAGTACCCTTCTCCGGGTGCTTCACCTTGTCTCCGATCTTCGGCTTATCGTTCAACATCGTCAGGGTTCCTTGAGTAAGAGTATGCGGTGAGGGCGATTCGGAGGGCCTACTTATTGTCCTTCGGCTTCGCGTCCTTCAGGGCCTTAACTGCCGCGTCTCTCGTTGCGCGAAGCTGCTTGACGTTCGCGGAGAATTTCAGCAGGTCGGGAGTCGGGGTAGAGAAGAGGGCCTTGCACTGCTCGAAGATCGCAGCAGTATAGGCTTCGTCTACCGCTCGGTTCTCGTCCATCGGATCACCCCCTATCTTGGGTTGGAGGAAGGAAAAGCCGGGGAGGAGGGATGGAAAGCCTCGCTCCCCGACCGACCGCATGATGACTTCTCTTTACGCCGGGTTCGGCGAGGGCGGAGGCGTAAGGTCGTCGAGGGCCTTCACCCGCTCCGCTGTAGCTCCGATCCGGGCTTCGATCTGATCGAGGAGGGCCTGGTCTTCGGGAGAAATCGGGCCAGGGTTGTTTTGAAGATCGGCGATCATCTGCTTCAACGCCGCGATATCGCCTGAGATGCCGGTCACGGCTTCGTCGATCTTCGCTTGGTGCTGATTGACCTTCGCCGCGAATTCGCTAATAGCCGACATAATTCTTTCTCCTTGGTTGTACAGGCGAATGAGGGAGACCGAAATCGACTGAAGGAGGGCTGCGAGCTTCGGGTCGAAGTTACACTTGTCCTTCTTACCGAAAAGGAAGTCTAGCATCTCAGCCCCCCCGTTCGTTATCCTAGGTTATGGAGTGCCGCTCGCTTACGCGGTCGTACCGTGGAGGATACCGGTACGACTGTTGTAGTCGCTACGGAGGCGAGGAACCTTGATCGCCATCGTCTTGAAGCGAAGCTCCAGCCCGCCCTTCTCTTGCCACTGGACGATAGTGATATCCATACCGTCCACTAGCTCCGCAACTTCGCTCGTCATCTGGACGAAGATGAGGGTGAAGGTCGAGGTAAGACGATCCAACCGGCGAACGTCCTGGATATCCGGGTTCTTCAAGAGCATCGTGCGGAGAGTCTCACCGGGGTTATTCCCGCCGCTAACCGCGTAGACCCGATTCATGTACTGCGTCCAGTCAATGCTGTGATACAGGATGAACGGGCCGTAGAAGAACTGCGCGTACAACTGATCGAGGGCCGCCAGGATTTCGTTGTGCGCCGTATCCGGGGTCCAACCACCGCCCGAAGGAGCCGTGAAGTTGGTCTTCGTAAGACGCTGCGGGAAGTTCGTGTACCCGTAGACCGTCGAAGTACCGGTGTGGATACCCGGCCCCGCCGTCTGCGTAGCGTAGGTAACGCCGGTGACGTTGCCGATGAGCTGATCTTCGAGGGACTCACCGACCCGGCGAGAACACGCTTCGCCCATCACCATATCGAACGGCGTATCCGAATTGCGGCTGACCATGAGCTCGCGTTCGGAGTACCCGAAGTCGCTGTGGGTAATCGGGAGAGGCAAGGAGCGGAGGATAAACTGGGGCGTATCCGTCCGGCCATCGGTCGTGGCGTTCATATCGACCATAGCCTCGCCAGGGTCGTTCATCGCCTGGTATTCGAGGGTCATCTTACCCATGGCGTTGAACCCGCCGTAGGACGAAGCCCCCGCCAGGTCTTCGACTGCCCGGAGCCGCTGGCGAGCCGCACGGGCGCAGCGACGGTCCAGCTCAATCCAGTCCTCCTTACGGAGCGTAGCCGCGTTCGCCGCCAGCGGAAGGCCGTAGCCCCGGTTGGCAAGGTCTTGGATAAGGTAGGTACGGAGGAGCGGCTTTCGCTCACCGCCCGTCGAATCGTTGACGGTATACCCGCCGTCTACGTCCTGGATCGTAACGCAGGCCCGCCCGCGCCGGTCGAGGAACGGCTGACGGAGCCTTCCCCAGTTACGGTCGGGGAGACTCAAGCCTCCTCCGCCGATGGAATTCATTACGCCGGTTCGGGGCAAGGCTCCTTGCGCCGCCAGCGTCGGGTTCGGAATTGCACGGTCAAGAAGAGGCATCGTAGTTCTCCGCAGTGTAGAAAGTAAAGTAGAGGGAGGGCGATACGGGCGATACTAGGGATTAATGTCCGGTCCAGATACACCAGAGCATCTTGTCCTCGGTCGGATCGGTGATAGCTTCGAGGGCCATCGCCACTTCCGTCTCCGGCGTGCTCGTCGTAACCTGAACCTTACCGCTACCGGTATCGACGGTAAGCAGGTCTCCGGCGACAACGTCGTCCGCCGTACCGGTGACGTTCTTGAAGAGAAGGTTGCACTCGCAGCCGGGGAGCGGGATGAAGCCGAAGAGACGGGTGCCGCTTCCGGTTCCGTAGGCATCGCCCGCTGAGCTGCTGCTCGACGAGGCAACCCCCGCCGCAGCCTTGCCCTGAAGGATGTCCTCCGTCACGACGATGAACGGACCCTTCGGACGATCCCCGTCAGCGTCACGGGAGTAAATCTTCCAGGCATGCTTTCCGCCGATAAGGGACTGGGTAGGGTCGATCTGGACGATCATACCAGGGTAGAGGGTTTCGCCGGAAGCCAGGTAGCCTTCGACCTTGTACCCCCTGTCTGGAGTAAGGATAACGCGATTGTTCTTCATCGATGTCTCCGGGGTAGGGAATGTATAGGGGAGGGCGATTAGGGACGGTCAATAACGACTAGGCCTGAGCCTTCTTCCGGTTGTTCGTCGGCTCGTAGGTAGCGCGGGCCGATTCGATATCGAGGATGTCCGCCGCTTCGTTGTCGGTGAGGGTGAAGCCTCCGCCCGGACCTCCCGCCGCGCCCCGGAAGTCCACCACGTCGTCGTTGTCGCTCGTATTCGCGACGGGGAGAAGGTCCACGAGGTCACGAAGCTCGTCAATCGACTTCGAGAGGAGCTTCGTACCCATCTTCTGCCGCTGGTCCGCGTCCGCGATGTTACTGACCAGCTTACGGACGAGCTTCACCCGCTCCGCCTTCTCGATGCTCATTGCGTTCCGAACGGCGGACTGAATCGCGGGAGGAGCCGAAGCGAGCCATTGCTGAGTCGTCTGCGACTTCGCGGGCTTCGCGTTCGCGGTAGCCTTTCGAGCGGGGCGAGCGTTCTGCACGGCGGTAGGGTCGTTACCCGCACTAGCGTTCGCGTCTTCGGACATGAGCTCCATCCCGGCTCCTTCGTCCGCGTCGTCGGTAGCCGCAGCAGCTGCCGGGGCCGGAGGAGTCGCACCGCCGAGCCGGTCTAGGACTTCGGAGAGCTTGCTTTGAAGCTCGTTCACGAAGCCTACCGGGTCCGAAGCCGGGTCAGTAGCGATACCCAGGAAGTCCGCGAGACCGGCGATATCCACGCCCGCCGCTTCCGCGTCGTCGGCGTTCAACGCGCCCTTCTTGTTCCGCACGGCGTTCACGACGATAACCGTCTTCGTGTTATCGACGAGCTTCTTCAGCTTGTCGTCGGTGAACTTGTTAAGCACCGCCACGTCGTCCTTGCCCTTCCAGCAGTCACAGTTCGCCGTGAGATACTGGATCATTTCGTTACGCTTCATGTTCGCTCCTAATGAATGCCGGGTAAATAGGGATCGAATCTTAGACACGACCGAAGCAGCCTTATCCGCTAGGCTCTTCGACTTGGGTGTTGACTTAGCCGGAGCCTTCGTCGGCGCGGCCTTCGCTACGGGTACGGGTTTCTTCGGGGCGAGCCGGGCTACCGGTATCTTCGCCTCCGCGTCCTTCTTCGCGAGGAGCTTCGTAGCTCTCTTCAGGTCCGCCTTCCGTTCGGGAGACCTCGCGGCCTTCGTAGCAGCGGAGGCTTTCGCGTCCGTAGCTTTCGAGGCTTGCTTGAACTTAGCGAACTCCTTCAAGGCGTCTCGTTCCTTACCACCGGCTTTAAGGTGAGCCTCCTTGAACTTGTTAAACTCCTTCGCCGTTCCCTTCGTGCTAGTGCTTCCGCCTCCGCACGGCTTCCCCCAGCACATTCGTTCGTTCACTGCGAGGGAGAGGATAAGAGCGACGGCTTCCCGGTTACTAGCCAGCCTATCCGCCTGCTGCGCTATCCGGGTCTTCGCCTCCGCGCTACCGGCCTTCGCTGCTTCCGAGGGCTTCTCTTCTTCCTTCTCCTTGCCCTTCTTCGCAGCTTTATCGGCTTCGTCCTCGTCTCCCTCTTCGTCCTCGTCGCAGGGCTTACCCCAGCACATCTGCTCGTTCACGTTCACCCCGCACCCGTCCGCGTTCGAGCAGGCTCCTAGCTGATCGGGGAGGACCGCTAAATGATCCGGCTTATAGTTCCGGGCTACCGCGTCGTAGCTTTGCGGCCCGTTTACCCCGTTGTGAACCGCGCCTTTCTCAGCCGGGAAGTTCTCCGTGAAGAGACCGGTGCTTAGCTCTATCGGCTCACCTTTTTGTAGCCGGGGGAGGATACGGTGTTCCGGCTTTAGCTTCGTGTCGTAGGACCGCGTTAGCTCTACGTCGAACCAGGTCTCGCCCTCGTGCTTATCCGTGAACTCGTTATTGAAGAGCGTACCTATTTGGCTTTCCCGGAGTACGCTGGGATGGCGGGCGGATATGTAGTTGCCGTTCTCGTCTTGAGGATGGTAGACGACAATCGGCATCCCATTCCAAGACCCCATGTCCTTCCCGACTTCCTCCGGGGGGTAGAGGAGCTTACCTTCGGACCCGGCTAGCACTCCGGGGACAATCAGCGTAGACTTCGCGACCAGGTACTTTCGCCCGTGCATTTCCTCTAGTCGAGGCTTCTCCAGGTTCGTAAGCAGAACCCTTTCCATCCTTCCACTTTACGAAAATCGTGAAGTTCAGGGAAGAGCAGAATTGAAGTGAGGGCGAGATTAAATCGTAGGGGTTTTAGGCAGGGACTTTGTACACCGCCCGCTTCCCTTGATGAAGAATCACTAAGCGGTAAAAGAACTTGCGATTCAAGTACTGACAAAGGATATCGCAACCGGTCGGGCGTATCCGCTTGCGTAACGCCGTGAGGTGAGCCGCCACGTTTCGCAACGGTCCTAGCTCGTCGTCGAGGCACTCGTGAAGCTCTTCCCGCGTGTGTAATTCCCCGTCCGAAAGCACCTTGAGCATTCTGGTCTGGATTGGAGTAAATCCGTGGATCATCTATCCCCCTCCTACGATGAACCGGCTGAACTCCTTTAGATCGTTACCCACAATTGGTTCGGGCCGATTCGGGGAAATCGAGGCATCTGCCCCGGTCCAAGCAGATCGGTCGTTCCCCCCTTCCCGCTCTACCGACTCGTCGAGGGAATCCGCGATAGAGGACTTGGTATCCTTTTGGTTGTCGTCGTCTTCACCCACGTTCGCAGGAATCCAGGCACACCGACAATTCGGGTGCCGAGGGAGAAGGCCGCGCGCTTCTTCGAGCTTTAGCACTACCCCTTCGAGAGGCTCGCATAGCTCGCATACCTTATCGTCTCCGGTCGTACTCCATTCGACAGCTACGCCTACCTCTTCGACCCCTAGCTGGGAGAGAGCTTCTAGCTGACCTTCGGCGTGCGCCCGGATAATCTCCGTGCGGGCTATCGTTAAGGCCCGCTCTCTCCCTATGTCTAGGTCGTTATCGAGGTCACGGGCGATATCGCGGGGAGACTTGCCTTGTACTAGGCCGTCCGCTAGAGCACGGGTCATCCTCTGTGCCATCTGGCTCGTTACCCCTTCTAGCTCGTCGAAGCTACGACCCGCCAGTAGCTTTACCTTCTCGACGGCTACCGGGCGGGCAAAGGAGGACCGCAAGAACTCTTCCTTCGTCCCCCGGTAGAAGTCTAGGCCCTCCTTATTCTCGTCGATAATCCGCTGTGCCTTCTTCGTATCGTCGAAGGCCCGGCCCGCTCCCTTCTTAAACCCCTCTTCGACGTAGGCTGCCCATAGCTGCTCTTCGGTACGGGAGCGGATCGTAGCGTCCATTTGGGCTTTCAGCCACTGCTTAAACGCCTTGATCTTATCCGGGTTGCTATGGAAGTTCCAGCGGGCGTTACCTACTACGTTCTTCGCCGGGAATAGGACCGCAGCGTCGTCCGCACTAGGCGTAGACTTATCTGTAGGGTTCTCCTTGAATATAAGGTCCGCTAGCTCTACGGCCTTCTCCTTCGGGGCTTCGGCTAGCTCTTCGAGTACGGCGGTAAGGATCGCAATGTACCAGTCGTTATAGCCTTGCCGCTCTAAAGCCTCCGCAATCGTTCGAGCATCGTCGTCGGAGAGAGCGGAGTCCTTGGCGTTTCCTACCGGCTGCGTTCTCTTAGAGAGGAAGCCCTTCAATCCTCCGGCTAGCTTGCCGACCCCTTCCTTCACGAGACCCTTCGCAGCCCGGTAGGTAGCCATCGGGTTGCGGGCCGTAGAGTAGGCTAGGTACGCGCCGGTAGCCGGAGGAACGATCCAGGTAGCCGATTGAACCCCGGCCCCTACTCCGCTAGCCGTCAGTCCTATCGAGAGCGGCTTGAAGAGAGCTAGGTCCGCCGCAGAGAGTACCCCGCGTAGCTTAGCCGCTTGCTCCGGCGTACTCCCCCGCTCTATCGAAGTCCTCTCGGCTAGAGCCTGGGAAGCGGTCCATCCCGCGAAGGCCGTGTGGTAAACCGCCGTGAGGACCGTCTGGACTGGCGAGGGTAGCTTCTCGAACTGCTGCACGAACTTCTCTTTCAAGAAGTGCTCTACGGCTCCGGCCTTCGCTCCCGCCGCTTTCAGCTTGTCCAGGATCGACGACCTACCCTCTCCTCCTACCTCGTCCGGGGCCGCTACTCCGCTAGGGCAAGGGCCGGGTATCCCGCTTCCCGGACCTCCGCAGTTCATAGGCATCGCGAAGTTAAGGGCAAAGGGGTTCGGGCGAGGATGTAGCCCTAGTGCGTCCTCTTCGACGATAAGGCGGAAGATATCGTAGCGGAGCCTAGCGAACTTGCTCTTCACTTCGCGAATGAACTTACGACGGAGGCTGGCCGTCCTCGTCGGATCGACCCGTAGAGGATTGGGAGCCTTCTTCCTCTTTGCGTTGAAGACCGTTCTACGCTTCACGGGGCCTCCTCCGCTTCTTCGAGCGAATCTTTCGACGGAGAGCGTTGATACGACCGGCTAGCCGCTTACTACGGTCCTCCAGTCTCCGCAGCCGACGATACATTGAAGCTATGCTAGGCATCGTTCCTACTCCGGGAGAACGGAAGCCGAATAATCCGGGGTCTCAGTAGCGTCCGGCTCGTTAGGTTCGGGCGGAACGGGCGGGGGCGCGGGCGGAGCTAGCGGACTCTCCGCCGCTTCAGCCGCACTCGTTAGGATTGATGCGGCCTCTCGCTCTTCGAGGTTATCGAACTGCGTCATCCAGGCCATCGGGGGGATGAGGGCCTCGACGTTCCCGCTAACGTAGGTCGAATAGGCCTGCGCCTTCTTCACGAGCAGGTCCGCCCTATCCGAATCCGTCTGCGAGTCTAGGTCCGGCCATTCCACCCGGTAGCTCGTCGGGACCGGTAAGACCCCGCAGCTAATCAGTCGATCTACGAAGGGAACGATAATGCGGGGCGTAATGTAGTTGCTTTGCCGGAATCGTAGCCGGTCGTTCCACGCTGCGTCGTCTTGAGAAGAAGCTAGCTCCCCGCGTTCGCTGCCCATAAACACCCGCTTCGGTATCCCTAGCTGAATACAGATAGCCATGATCTGCGCGTCGATCTGCGGGGTAGGATCGACGACTTGCGGAGAGAGGGTCTTAGCGCTCATGCCCATTAGGGAGAGGTAGCGCTGAAGCCCGTTCATATAGTTCTCCATCATGTCCCTAAGCCCGCCCGTATCTAGCTCTACGTCTCCGCCTAGCTGAGGGTGGGTCTCTAAGGACAGTCCTGGGAAAGCTCCGCGCCAGTACATTTCCGCCGAACCGCTGTAGAGCTTCTGAAGGTCTAAGAGCCGGTAGAGAACCGGGCGCATACGGGGCCGTCCGAAGATTTCGGAGTAGCCCCGGTTATCGGCCACGTGAAGGATACGGGTCCAGTGGACGTAGAGAGTAGACATCGGCATCCCGATCCCGCCGAAGCTCTCTCTCGGATCGGAGAGCGTAATCGCATACCGGATCGGCTGACCGTAGCGCGGGCTACTTCGGTTCGATTCGTACTGAACGACCTGAACTAAGGACTGAGGGAACGCGCGGAGGAAGAGCAGCCTCGTACCGTCCTTCCGGGGAGAGACCGTTGAAGGATCGGCAGTGCTTCCTCCGTACTGGGCATCGGTCCCGAACATTTCCTTTTCGGACGGAACGAGGTTAACCTTCTGCCCGTTCTTCGGGAGGATGATATTACAGGTAGGGCCGGGCTTCTCGGCTTGCCGCTTATTGACGGGCATCGCCCCGCCCATAGGGACCGAGGGAGGGTAGCCGTCGTCGAAGCCGAGCAGGAGTACGCCGAAGTATCCTATCCCACTCAGCTCATCGACTCGTTGAAGGTACTCCCAGACCGGCGAGGAGTCCTCTTCTCCGTAGTAGCTGTTCTCTCCTCGGAGCGAGCGGGAGAGGTTATCCCAGCCCTCCTCGAAGGCCGTCACGTCGTTCGCGTCCTCGGTCTCGTAGACGGTCGGTTGTACTTGCCAGGACTCTCGCGGGAGGACTTCGACGACGCGGGCCGCTATCGCCTCCCGGTTATACAAGTCCTGATACTCCTGCGCGGAGATACCTTCGAGGTTCTTCGGGTAGCCGCATTCGTCCGTGATGTCCCGGCGCGGATCGAAGAACTGCCGGAATAGCTCCTGCCGCCCGGTCATTGCGTTGTTGATAAGCCGGTAGAGCTTCTCGTCGATCTTCCTACCGTTCCCGCTCCCGTTCGTAGTCGTACTCTTAGCCTTAGCCATTGCAAGCCCTCGCGTAGCGTTCGTAGGTGTTTTCGGTATAGGCGTCTAGTTCTTCGATACAGCTATCAGCGGAGGCTACCATGTCGCCGGTATTCGCGTCGAAGATTTCGAACCAGGATATATTGGGTTGGAAGAAGAGGAAACGGACGGTACACGGGAGGCAGTCGGCAGTGCCTTCGTACTCCGTACCGTCCGTATCGAAGAAGAGAAAGTAATACACCTGAGGCTCCCTCCTACCTATGTCTCCCTAGGTGCGGGTTCCGCACTGGTTACAGACCCACCCTCCTCCGAAGGCGCAAACGATAAACCAGATCGGTAGCCACAGTCCGCAAGTAGCTACGAGGAGGATCGAATGAAGCTGAATGTTCGGACGCTGCCAGCTAGCTAACCGGGGCTTACCGCAGCACTTGCATCGGATCGACTTACTGAAAGGCACGACTATCTCCCGTTAAGCGGCTCCAGCTACGGCTCTCCTAGCCCGATGCGTCATTGCATGGAAAGCTATTGCCAAGGCGTCTAGCTCATCCGGGCTATGACCAATAATCTCGACAAGGCACTTCTCCCTACTCCCCGGCTTCTTGTTCTTCGACCTAATCTTCAATCGGCCTTCCCCGTCTGTCTCGAAAGGGATCGGAGCCATTTGCTGCCTTACCGCTGAATATTCCCGTGGAATACCAAAGGTAACTCTTTTTGAGTCTATCGGGCAGCCCTCTGGGTCTAGCGCGAGCCGGAGCGCGCCGTACATTTCGGCCCGGCGATTGAAGTAGGCATAGCGGTCTTCGCGGTTCTCCACCCGCTCTTCCATTTGTCTCATACCTCGCTTAGGGTCCATCATAATGGATTCGCCGAATGCTACGGTGCGGACGTTATAGCCGTCGCGCCTTAAACGATCCGCGTGTTCCTTTCCTCCACCTCGATCAAAGCACACTTGCTCGGCTTGAAGATTGAATCGCCGCATAAGCTCTAGGGTCTTCGTCGGAACTACCGACGTATCGGGGGTCTTCATAGACAGAAGGAAGATCAGCCCGTACTCGTCGATTACCGCGAAGGCCGTAGAGTCTCCCCCTTGCGCCGGGTCGATCCCTAGGGCCTTCGCTACCCGCGTCCTCCCCTTTAGAGACCGCGCCATTCTCTCCGCCCGGTCTAGCCAGGCTGGAGGATAGAGAAGGACTTCCGCTCCTTCGTAGAACTCCGCATCCAGCTTAATGCATTGCGTTACGGTATCCCATTCCCTACGCCGGATAAGGTAGTCTCCGTAGGTAAGGATGCCGGGAAGGACTTTACGGAAGGAGGGCTTCAGGCCCGCTCTTATCTCAGCTAACGCTAGCCTTACGTTGGGGCTGTCCTCCGCCTTGATCTTAATCACCTTGCTGTAGTACCCCTTACCGTCCTCGCTTCTAACGTCCCCTCGCTTCGTAGCCTTACGGAAGAGGTTCTCGCAAGGGTGCGGGTTCCCGATAATGAGGAGACCCTTAGCCCATTCCGCCATGTGGTCGAACACGGCAGGCTCCGCCCCGCTCGCTTCGTCTACGATCCCTAGCGCGTGATCAGCGTGGTGCCCCGATAAGCTCTCCGGCTTCTCCGCTACCATGCCGATTAGGTAGCCGTACTTGTCCTCCTTACCGTTAATGATTCGGCGGATACCGGTCTCCCGGTGCTTCACGATTAACGGCCCGCCCTTATCGCTCGTAAGCGGGTAGCGACTAGTCTGGATAAACCGGCCTATCTCCCCCCAGAGTACGTCGAGGTGCTTATCCTTAACGGAAGTCGTTACGACCCGGCACTCCCCCCGCCCCGTGAACCCGGAGGTAAGGAAGTAGCTGAGAGCCAGGAAGCCCGCCGTGAAGTCCTTCCCTAGCATATTGCCCGCAGGTACTACGGTCTGATAGTTGTCTATCGTCGAGTAGATAATCTCCCGCTGCTTATCGTAGAAATGTACCTTCGGCCATAGGAGCTTCGCTAGGGCTATCGGATCGATTCGCCGGGAGAGAGCTTCGCCTAGATTCATCCCGTCTTCCCTCTCCCTCGAATCCTCCGAGACTTCGCCTGGACTACGACTTTCAGCCGATCCGTCTCCGTCCTCGGTACGTCCTCCGGTACTTTCCCGAAGAGCCTATGTCTTTTACAGTACAGCCCAGTGTTACACCGACAAGGCTCCTCTGGGTTATGATCTACGATTCCGTCCTTAATCCCCCTCATGGGTCTCTCCATTTAAGCTAGGAGCCGGAGGAGCTACCGTAGCTCCCTCGACTTCCCCTAAGCTCTCTAATGCCTTAATCTGGTCCTCGATAAAGTCTCCCTCCGACGTAGCCCGCGCCGCGCTGAAGAGATTGTTCCAGTCGATATTAATGAAGTTGACGTTGTTTTGGTCCTGCTTTAGAAGCCCGACGAGCCGGCATCGGAGCGTGATACAGCGTTCGACTCCTTCCAGCCACTTCGTATCCCCGTCCCTCTTCTTCGTCTCCTTCGTTTCCTTACCGGGGATCAACTCACGCTCTTCCGTTACGTTCCCATCCTCATCCCGCTTCCACCTCCAAACACTTTCGATCTTCGTGCTAGTGAAGGGCTTCAAGGACCGTTCGTACCCTTCCCAGTAGGTCCGCTCCAGCTGATCGATCTTCGCCAGCTCAACGGCCTTACGCTGATCGAAGTCTACCACAGCAGCTGCTATCCAAAGCTCCTGAATCTTCTTCAGGTCAATGCTTATCGTAGCCTCACTAACCTTCGTCTGCTTGGCAATCTCATACTGAGTCAAACCCTGCACGTACAGCTGGGCTACCTTTAGCCTCCGCTCATTCGCAGCCACTTGAGCTAACTTCGAAGCAGGCATGATTATTAGTCAAGGCTTAGCGCGTTGATAGCGCAGCCCGTTCCCCTCCACAACCGATTTTAGCTGAACTCCCGACCTTCAGGTAAGCGTATAGGCTTAGAAGGAAACCCAACTGGTTCCATTATGAGATTCACTTCCGATATGCCGCACTACTCCCTTTCTTCCCCTTACCGTCGAGGTGTAGCCTAGCGTTCGGGTAGACGTGAGGCGGAGGCGGTAGACCTCCGGCCCTACGCTGCCTGGCCCGGCTGTCCTCTTCCCTCTGGATCGCTCTCATCTTCCGATAGCTGAACTTGAACATATCGATCTCCCTTGTACTGAGTTACCCGATCCCTAGACTAACCGCCTCTCTTCTCTTCCCTACTAACCCCGCCATAGCCGGTCGTCCTAAACATAACCCCTCGATACGCGGTATCGCTGAGTTGCGTAGATACTCCTCGCTCAAGTCGATCCCTACCCCGAATCGCCCTAGGTCTAAGGCTACGGCTAGAGCGGTCCCCGATCCGGCGAACGGGTCTAAGACGACCTGCGGCCTTACCCTCTCGCAGATACACCCGCAGGTCTTCTCCCAGCCCTTCGTTATGACCTCGACTCCAGCGACGGAGTTAGGGCAGCTATTACCTTCGGCCCGCCCCGCCTCGCTCTCCCCCGTCCTCTTCACGTAGTCATTCGGACGATCCCGCGTTATCGCCAACTTGTCTACGACCCTTCGGTACGGGCTTCCGCATTCAGCGCATTCGCCGTGAGCCGAAGTACCGGCTAAGACGCAAGGCTCTACGAGCTTCCGGGGGAACGTCGCGAAGTGCTTACCTGCGTAGCCCTCCTTTGCTATCTTCCATACCGATGGCTTGTTCCGCGTTCCGGTTGCGTAAGGCTCTACTTTCGTCTCCGCGCCGAACACTCGACCGTTCGTTAAGACTCCGGCCCCCGCTACCTCCCCCCGCTCTAACTCCGTGGCCGATTCCCTTACGTCCCGGAACGCTGCCTCGTTACTCTCCAGGCTCCTCGTACCTTCCTCCCGAATAGCGTCAGCGTCGTAATACCAGTCCTTCGATTGGCTGAAGAGGAAGACGTACTCGTGAGCGTTCCGGCAAGGGTTAAAGACGGGAGACGGCATAGGGTCCGGCTTCCACCAGATTATGTCTTGGCGGAGTATCCAGCCGTCGTCTTGCAAGGCGCGGGCTACCATCCAGGGTACGCCGAGGAGACCGGACCTCCGGCACTTACGCTTCGGCCCGTAGCAGTCCCCTAGGTTAAGCCATAGCGTACCGTTCCTACGAAGGACTCGGCTTAGGAGCCGGAACACTTCGACTAACCGAGCTACGAACTCCTCTGGCGTATCCTCTTGCCCTAGCTCTAAGGAGCGGTCTACCCCGTGATAGTCCCTAATGCCCCAGTACGGCGGAGAGGTAACGATAGACTGGACGAAGCCCTCCGGGAGTCTACTAGCTACGGCGCGAACGTCTCCAGCGAAAAGCCGGGCCGTTGCGCCGTTGTCGTTCGTGCTCCAAAAAGGCTTCAGCGGTATAGTCGGCATTCCTTCGATCCTTCGTTGGCTAGGAAAATAGCTAGGAAAATCGGAGAGCTATTCGGGGGAACCCTTACGCCGTTCGGAGGGCTTTTCGCTAGCTCCGCTTTCGGTTCGCCCTGATCGACTTTAGCTCCTCCTCCAGTCCCTTTATCCGACCCTCGGAGGCTTTCCGCTCTTCGTCCTTTAGCTCGTCGAGCTTCCTGAAAGCCCGGTCTAGGTCGGAGACCGACTTTGTTAGCTCGTCCCGCTGACGGATAAGTTCCGCGATTTGCTGCTTACGGGCCGTAATCTCCGTCCACTCCTCCGCAATCTCTTTGAGTTGAGATTTTACCTTAGCCCGCGCCTTTAAGTCCTTCGCCCACTGTTTCTCGTCCCGAAGCGGAGCTATCTGCGCCTCGATAAGCTCTCGGAACTTCTCTGGCTCTAGCGAGTCTAGCTCCCACGACTCGTCCCCGAACCGGTTAACGTAGGTCTTGTATCGACTGTCTGTGATCTTCGCCGGGTTAGGAGGGGGGCCGTACTCCTCGATCTGCTCCATAGTCAGGGCTACCCGGACGAACTCGCAGTCACTCATAAAGGTCTTATGGAGCCGGTCGTAGATATCCCTACTCATATCGATCCCGCTAGGATCGTGATCACCGAAGTGAATAATGTAAGGCTTCTGCCCCTTCTCTACGTGACCCTGGAGCCGTAACGAAGCCCTCCACATTTCGGAGAGGGACGTATACCCTCTACACACGAAGTAGGGGATGTCGTTCTCCTCGCAGACCCCGGAGATAACGCCGGACAGCGCGTCCTTCTCTACCCAGACTTCGGGCCGGTACTCCTGGTCCTTCCACATATCGATATGATACCAGGCCGTTAGCTTGTCTAGCGCGTCCTGCGGCCCGGAGTAGTGCTGTAGCTCGGAGAGGCTTCGGGTACGGTCGCAAAGGTGATTCCAGTCGATCCTCCCGGCTAACCTAGCGGCCCCGATAATGTCTCCTAGCCGCTTGTAGCTCTTCTGCTTGTTCGGTATGTACCCCTTGGCAACGAAGCGGTAGTAGAGAGAGCGGAGAGTAATCAGGATTCCCTTCTCCGCGTAGCTCTCTAGGATTTCGTTCGCACGGGCTATCGTGTTGGCGTGTCCCTTCGTAAACCGCTTCGGGACGTAGGTAATCTTCATTAGACCGGCTCCTCCGTAATCCCGTGTACAATCTCCGAGTAGAGCCTTCGGAGCCTATTGCTAAGCCGCCAACGGGGCCGAGACTGAAGACCCGCCGCTAGCTGAGCCGTGAAGTATTCGGCTGCCCCGATCTGCCCTAAGAAGCGGAGCATCTTCTGCTCTTCCTCTGGCTTATGGTGAGTAAGGATTGCCATAGCCTTCGTCTCTAGCCCGGAGGCTCCCGCTTCGTAAAGGTGCTTAGCGATGTCGAGGGTTCTACCCCTAGCCGTGTCGAGAGCGGTCTTCGTAACTCTCCGCATTACCTCGTCGTCTACGACCGTTCTATTGAGGACGACGGCTAGGCACTTCGCTAGTCGGGTAAGCTGCGAAGCTAGGCGCGCGCTGAACTCTCGCTCCGCGCTCTCGTCCTGCTTGATCGACGGTCTAGCCCGCATATAGGCTACGAACTTCCCTAGCTTCGCGCATTTCACTAAGGCTTCGGGAGGCGTATCGACCCCGGCAAGAAGCTCACGGGCATTCGACCGGAGGTACTCGATAAAGCCCCCGGTGAGCTGCATAGCGTTCACTAGGGCCGGGTCTTGCTGAGTCTCCTTCGTACCGTCCGACTCGAAGGCCATATTGGCGTCCATACGATTCACGACCCGGAGGAGAATCTCGTCCTCTAAGTCTTCGTCGATACGGTCCATAATTACGCAGTCGAGGAACCTCTCCCCTAGCTCTGAGGAGTCTAGCTTACGGAGCGAAGACGTACCGCAGATAATAACCGTACAGTTAATCGCTTCGTGATCGGTACTCATCTGGTTCCCATACTGAGAGCGGATGTTACGACCGTAGAAGGCCCGAAGCTGAGAGAGAACCTGAGTCACGTTCGGAAGCTGAAGAAGCGTATCCCCGTCGTTAATGACGAGGGTCTTATCGCGGAGCCGTTCGACCATTGACATATTCTCCGACCCTTCCTTGTCGCTTTGATAGCCGCTGATTAACCCGCCCGTGAGAGTATCCTTGGGATAGATATACTTCCGGTTGATCGACATCGCCTCGCATAGCGTAGACTTCCCGCAGCTAGCCGGGCCGATAACCTTAATCCAAAGCTGATCTCCTACGGCCTTCGTTGAGGTAGAGCAAGCTAGCATAACGCTAAGCGCCCTGTCTAGCCCCTCCGTCCAGCGCATTGCCTTACGCCACGCCGTCACTAGCTCCTTCCAATCGTCGCAAGGCACGCACTCCATCTCAAGTCCGCCGCTAGCGCTAGCCTTCTTCGTCCGACCGGCTACCCATTCGGGAGGGATCGGACGGACCCTCCCAAGCAGGTTGCGAAGGAGCGGTAGCCGTTCCGGGATCGACTTCCCCTCGGAGAGTAAGTCCCTTACGTCGTAGCCGCTAGGCTTGTCCTTATCGTAGCCTCCTTCTCCCCAAGCTAGATAATGAACCTCTAACGGAGGCTCCGCCGCTCTTCCGAGGATTCCCGCTACCCGCCTCATTCCCGCCCAGCCTACTGGCTCTATCGGCTCTCCCGTCTTAGGATGAGGGCGCGGGTGATCGGAGTCGTAGAGCAGGACGACCTTACGCCCTGAGAAGAGCGGTACGAAGTTATCGTTAAATACGTTACACCCCGGCGCAGCGATAACATTCGCCCGGCTATAGAGGCTAGAGGCTTCGCTACCGGTCCTCTCTAACGGAGGGTTGTGCTGCCCGTTCGCTGAGTCAGCGGGCTTAGCGGAGCGTAGCGTCTCCCACAACGCCATAGCGTCCCAAGGGCCTTCGCATAGGTAGACGGTAGGCTTACTGTAGTCGAACTGGTGCGCGCCGAAGACTTGATGTGATAGCTCCGGGGTAGCTAAGAGGAGCTTCTTACCCGTCGATACGTCCTTCACGTAGCGGTATAGTTGATTGAGCTTCCCGTCCGGGCTAAAGCCGGGGAGTATCCAGTCCCCGTTAAGAATGGACTGGCAGACTCCCCAGTGAGCCAAGGTCATCGGGTCTGCTAGCTTACGCTCCGCCGCTAGCCCGTCTATGTTCCCGTTCGTTAGCTCGTCGGACTTGTTCCAAAGGAGCCGGAGGAAGGTATAGATGTTACCTCCCCCCTTCTCCGATCCCTCCCCGCATACGAAGCACCGCCAAAGGCCGGTCCCTATATTAACGGAGAACTTCCCGGACTTTCCGCAGAAAGGACAATCTGCGACAGCCTGAGCTTCTCCCTCCCGATACTCTAGCCTTACCCCGTGGAAGAGATAGGGCTTTAGGTTCTTCGGCGTATTCGTTACGACCGGCATGGATGGAATCTCCTTTGGCTAAAAGCCGATAGTTTACCCTGGGAGGATAGCCGTAGGGCGACTGTGTTCCTTACAGAAGTGATGGTGCTCCTCCTTATCGAAGGCCCGGTTAGAGTCGTGGCAGCTAACCGTAGCGGGCTTACCGCAGACTTCGCAGGACTTACCCTCGTAGGTCTCCTGCGGAGCTTCCGGTGTAGAGGAGCACTCGTCGTAGACAATCGTCCTGTGCTCTTGCGCCGCTCGGAAGATATCGGACAAGACCGACTTAGAAGCCTGCGGAGGGCCGATGCTAAAATGAACCGTGTTCCCGATAGGGCCGAAGGTCAAGTTAGGCCGGGCCTTTAGTTCTTGGTTGTAAGCCACGGTCCTAGGTCGTAAGGCTTCTCGCTCTTCGCCCCGATCCCGGTTCTGCTCGGCTGCGAGTACGTCCGCGTACTTCTCCGGGTAGCGAACGCGGAGCTTACGGATATTCCCCGCCATAACCTCGGCTAGATCGAAGCCGAGCGTATTACAAGCCTGAGCGATATACCAGAGCAAATCCCCTAGCTCCTCCTTCACGTTGATCGTATCGAGGGACTGTCCGTAGTAGACGGCCTTTTGTAGCTGACCGGCTAGCTCCCCGGCTTCGGCGGATATCCCGATGATCGCGTGGTTTAGCCTGGTGAGGTCAATCTGATTACCGCGCGTGAAGAGACGTTGCGCGGCCTTATCCTGATCGCACTCGGTCCTCGCAACTAGCCGCTGGTAGATGTTAGCTTCCATTAGTAGTTACGAACCTCCCAAAAGACTGTGTTGAAGTTAGGAAGAGTCCCCCACCGTCTTTCGTAAGCGGAGAACTCTACCACGTGATCTGGGTAAAGGTCTAGTAGCTCGTTCAGCCAGTCGTAGCTGTTAGAGCAAAGAGCCTCCCGGAGTAACGAGACCGCTAGTATACCGAAGACGGAAGCCGACTCCCTTGCTAGGGCTATTCGCATAGGCTCCTTAACCCGCGTGTAGTAGAGATAAAGCCCCCGCTCAGTTCGCATTACCTCCCCTTGGAGTAAGAGGCTTTGCTCGACGAGCGGGGGTATCTGCATAGACGTATACCAGTCTTCGATCCTACCTCCAATCGTATTCGGCGCGTTCTTCCAATACATATAAGCCCGAAGGAACGGCTGCTTGTAGTAGGACTTCCCTCCGGCTACCGCCCCGTTACGCAGGTGAAACAAGGAGCCGTTACGCGGAGCCTCTTCCTTGAACCTCTCCGGGTCTAGCCAAGTCGGAGAGGCGTTACCGAACTCTCCGGCAGCGTACCGCTTAACGAAGTCTCTCTTCGTCCGTACAGGCTCCCTCGTCATTTGACTCTCCTCTCAATCCAGTTCGTAGCGGCTATCCGCCAGTCGTCCGACATAATCTTAGCGCAGACGCGAAGGGCGTTAGCGTACTCCTTCCGCTTGTAGTAATGAAACGCTACGCACATAGGCTGCGCGACGTTCCAAAGGAAGGGTTCGTTATACTCCCCTACCATTCCGTCTCGGCTGTGCCGCTCTACGAACTCTTTAACCTCCCGGTCGAAGCGGATCGGGTCTACGACGAGCGGAACGAGCGTAGGGCAATGATAAGCCCCGTAGCTCAAATCGTCTTCCTTCAGCCATTCCTCCGGTCGGAACCGCTCCGTGTAGACGTGGAGGTTATTCGTGAACTGGTTGTAGACCCCCGGTAAGACTCCTAAGCACGCCGCCACGTACTCTTGAAGGAAAGCGAAGTGGACGACGTTAGCCCCTAGCGCGCCCCAGATAAGATCGTTCGAGCGGTTCGTAACGGTCATATCGAGGACGTTGTAGTACGCTAACGTCGGGCCGGTCTCCTTGTCAGAGAACTTCTCCTCGACCTCCCGGAGAGAGAACATGGCACTAAGGTTACAGCACACGTCCTTCGACGTATCGACCCGGAGTAGATCGTCTTCGACGTTCCACATAGTCAGGACGGCCCTACGGCTATTCGGGTGAGTCTTGAGGTGCTTAACGATTACCTCTAGCTGATCCGTATAGTCCGGGGGAGAGACCCGCCAACGATACCCGTAGGCTCCGTTAGCGAACGGGCTATCCCCGTCCTGAACCTGGGCAGCGTAGTTCGCCGAGTAGTAAGAGAGCGGCGCGATATCCTGCCGGCCCGCTAGCATCCAGAGGCTCTCGTACAGGTGGAAGAACGGGTTAGCGTCCCGCGCCCGATTGAACAGTACCTTCTCCTTTGGGTGTGTGTACGTGATCGTGACCGGCGCTTCGATCATTAAGACCTCTCCGACCCGGCTAGGCTTACGGACTATCGGGTTGAGGCCCAGAAAGAAACGGTCCTTCATGTCCCTCTGACCGTCGTAGAAGAACTGGACTAGCTCTCGGAAGGCCGTGTTAACATTGCGGGTTTTTAGGTGCATAGCGTCCTCCGGTTAGAGTGTGGAATTCGAATAGGAATAGGCTCTCGGCTTCTTGCCAGCTGACCGGTCTCCAGTTTAAGTCCGCGAAGGTTCTCTCCTCGTAGAGAGTAATCGGCTGGTATTTGTCCTGCATCCTCGCGTGAGAGAACTGCTTGGACTCGTAGATACGGGTAGCTACCGCCGCTTCGTAACGAACGGCTAGCCGGTCTACCCTTTCTACCTCGGCGTGATCGGTCTCTTCGCAGCCGAACTTCCTATAGATAACCTCCTGAACGTGGGCCTCTATCTCTCGGTAGCGGGCGAACTCCGGGGACTCCTTAATCCACTTGTTCACGTCCCCTAGGTACGCTTCGCTGGCGTCGTGAAGGAGAGCCTGTAGCGCGTGCTCCCGGTCGGAGAGGAGAGACGCTACGAACGAATGATACGCTACTGATATCGGGAAGAAGGTAGCTCCGACGAATCGGTTGACGATAGCTAGGTGATGTGCAATATCCTCGATACAAATAAGCTCCGGCTTCGGGTCGAAGGGATTCACTACCTTCCCAGTAAAGGTCGTCATAATCGGTTCTCGCATCGTAAACCCCTTCTCGCCTTGTAGATACGATTTTCTCAGAAAATCAGTAAATTTCCTCAAATTGGGCTTGACGAACTCCGAAGTAGAGCGTAGAGTATAACGGACGGGTTAAGGGTAAGTAGACGTTCGATCTAACAACCCTAGCACCCGCATACCCAAAGGAGCTAGATCATGACTACCGCTACCGCAACGAAGACCCCGAAGGCTACGAAAAAGGCCGGACTCCGCAAGCCCCAGTACCGTATCCTGAAAGCCCTCTCAAAGAAGTCCCCGATGACCCGCTCTGAAATCGCTGGTAAGGCCCCGGTCGATATCGCTGCTTGCGTCGAGTACATCGGCTCCTCGGACACGGCGGTTCGGAAGGCGAACGACAAGAAGCACTTCCCCTCCCTGATCACCCTCGGTCTCGTGAAGTTCGCGAACGACGAGGACGCTACCGGAGCCTCCTACGAAATCACGGCGAAGGGCCGCACCGAAGCGAAGAACGCGCCGAAGGAGTAAGCTCGGCCCTATCGCCCTCTCCTCTACTCACCCCGGTTAATCGCCGGGGTTTCTTCTTTTATAGAGAGCCGTCGAAGCGGCGTGCTGACGCCGGGAATGCTTAACGTAGTCGTAGCCTTCGATCTTGAACCCTTTCCAGTAGTCGTCTAGGTCCGCCTTCTCCAGCCCGTAGACCTTATAGTTCATATGCAGCTTTACGCAGGCTACGTCGGTGAAGACTAGATAGCGGGGCTTAACCGCTTCTACCGCTTCGTCGAGGAGCATCCGGGCTACGACCGTCGTTAGGTTGAAGTCGGCTAGGAGCAGATCGACCGGAGGAGCGTTGTAAGGGACCATGAACGGTTCGACTCGGAGTACCGTAGCCTCTCCTCTCCAAGCCGCTACCGCCGTTAGCCGATCCGACTCGTATCCGATTAGCGTAGCTCCGGGGAACCTCTTTAGCGCGGCCTCGGCCCAGCTACCTAGTCCGTAGCGGATATCGAGGATCGTCTTCACGTCGGCTACCGGTATAGCTTCGATACAATCCCGCATCGCGTTCCGGTTAGCGGCTAGCCCCTTCAACCCGATAAAGCGAGCGGGGGTCTGTTGCGTAGTCTTGTCTTGCTTCATTGTTGTTACCCGATATTCCAGAGGAGCGCTGAGCCGTAGGTCTTCCGGCCTTCCTTCATCCACCATCGAAAGGCTTTCAAGTCGTAGTAAGGATTACAGGGCCAAGGCGGGGTAGGCCCGTCTTCGGCTACATCCTTGTACTCGTATCCCTCGTCGATTAGGGTTAGCCGGGCTTCGATCCCTGCCGCGTCCGTAATATACTTCCTTATCTCTCCGTGAGACCGCGAATACCCTAGGTGAATGATATAGTTAGGAGCCGTCCCTAGTCCTCGGATTACTCCGGCTGCTATCGTCCCGCTACTAATCGGGATAAGGACCGTCTCGAAGCCTCTCTCCCCTAGGGTCGTCTCCTTCGAAGTCTCTACTACGGACTCCGCTAGCTTCAGAGCGTTAGGGATCATAACCCCGTTCCGCGCCTCGGTTAGCTTACGAGCTGTATGATAAAGTATAGCCGATCTACCGGCTGGTAACGGGGCTAGCTCCGCCCCTAGCTCCTTCGCTCTTAGCTGAGGCTCTCTCGGACCCGGCTCGTACTTGAACTCCGGGTAGTAATTAACGCACTGCTTACCGAGTAGTTGGCAGGCCCTAGCTACGGCGTGACCGGCTTGAGAATGTCGGGTATCGAGAACCCCGATTAGGTTCTCCGGTCGTTTCTTTACCCAGACGTAGACCCCCCGCGCCTTACTAAACGGAGGGCCGGGAGGAGGGCAAGATAGGTCTTCCCTCTTCACGTACAACCCGTACTCCGTCCGGTAATCTTGAATAGGAGTACCTTCGCGCAGCATGCCGCCCGCTACGATCCTACTTAGGGGTTTCATTCGCTGCGTCCTCCGCACAGTCTCGACAAAGCGGTTCGGCCTTGTTTCGGGCTGGGATGTAGTATTCCTTCCGGCACTTCCCGCAGATTACTAGCCGACTCTTCCTGTAGTTAAAGAACGGAGAAGCCGCTATCTTGTGGTACCTTCCTACCCGTCTACGTCCGTTCACCACAATCCTCCTTCCCTTCCTCCTCGGAAGAGCCGCTGAGCTAGCTTCGTCCTACCGAACCGTAGAAGCCCGGAGCGGACGGCCTTAATGTCTTCGCCTAGATGGTAATGGCCCTTCGTATAAGAGAACCACTTACATAGGATCGTCTCCGCCTCTTGCGGCCCTATTATCCGCTTGAAGTCCGGGGGAGCGCTAAGGGTGCGAAGCTCCGAGAGGATACGGGCTACAGCCCAGGTAGCCGGACGGGTTTGACCTTCCCTTATTAGCGGGGGCTTCCCTTCCTCTTCCCAGAGCATCTGCGCGCCTTCGGTCGGAGACCCTTCGTACATTGCGGTCTCTACGTCGAAGTGTATCCGGGCTAACCCTAGCCGCTCTAGCATGTCGGCCACCTTAAAGGCTATCCAGGGGCCGAAGCCTACCCAAGTCTTCACGTGTTCAACAACGTACTCGGCGGATAGGTCGTGGAACACCGTATCTCCGACCTTAGCCCCGGTTTGTTTTGCGTAGTCGTCCGATACAAACATTATTGTCGCCGGGGCTAGGCTACGGGCGAACGGACTAAAGAGTTTGCTCAACCCTTGACTCTGTAGGAACTCTACTGACTTCCTAGCGTTCTCTCCCCGGAAGTGCCGACGTTCAGAGGAGCGCGGGTAGTCCTTCGATCCTGCCGCTGTACGCATCCGATCCCAGTAGGCTAGGTCTTCGGCTTCCGCTATCCACGAAGCCGTACCGACGTGATAGAACCCCCAGTAGGCTAGGAGCCATCGCTGAAGTAGTTCCGGTTCTAGCTCCGCGTTGTAGAGGACGACGTAGACCGGGTCAAGGTCTAGGGTCTCTAGTAGCTGCCGTCCGAAGTCATAACAAGATAACAAGGCTTCATCTTCTATCATCAGACTCGTACCTATCTAGAGGTTTTCTAACGATCCTGACACCGCCTCCTGCTCTTCTCTCGTCCCGCAGCAAAGGTCTTTCTTCGTAGAACACTCCAATGGCTCTGAGGTAACGACCGTAGAACCGCGTGCGGGCTTTCTTGCGCGGCCTTGTATAGTCCTGGATCATGTTACACCAGCGGTAGTTCGATCTTCCGGCCCTTCGCGGAGCCTACAGGTAGCTTCAAGTCTGCCGCGCGTACCGCATTAGCCTGCCCCGCTAGCTCGTCTCCGCAACGGGGCTTCCCTTCGCTCCCCGGCGTATCGTTCTCGCTAGCACAGTGGAGGCAACCAGAAGGCGGGCACTCTTCGACCGGGCGGAAGTTCTCCTTGTCGGAGTCCCGCGTGTAGACCGGGACAGCGTGACCGTGGCATTGGTCGGCTGTAGTGTACTCCCGCCCTATACTTACCCCAGTCTTCGACGTAATGTTACCGGCTTCGTCCCGTTCGTAGCGGTACTCGTAGCAGGTAGCGTAGGTCAGCCCGTACCTCTTCGCATAGGTGCTGTAGAGCTTATGCGCCCTTAGTCGGTAGCTTTCCTCTACGCAGCGCTGCCCGCCCTGATTGTCCGTGAATAGCTCCGCGAACTTCTTGCCTCGATCCCCGAACCGCTTGATCATTCTCTCCGCCATCGTCGGTGCCCAGGAGTACCCGGCTTCTACGAACTTGACGATGACATGATCCGCTCCAGCGTCCGCTAGGAGTTGGAAGAGGTTGATAATGTCGTCGTGGCTCGTTACGCCGGGGACGATAGGGTTACATTGTATCGAGACGTAGACCCCTGCGGCCTTTAGCCTTCGGATATCGTCTAGGTGATCGGTTAAAGGTAAGGCTCCGGGGGAGAGGGCTTTCCAATCCTCCTGGTTGCTCGTGTTAATAGACTTCTGCGCGTAGCTATGTGGGTCGATCCGCAGTAGCTCTACGGCCCAGTCGGGATAGCGAAGCCGGGATAAGAAGAAGATCGGAAGCCCGACCCTTACGAACTCCCGCGCCGCTTCTTCCGTGTTGTGGTAGAAGGCTTCGAGGGGGAGGAACGGGTCTGTGAAGGAAGAGAAATACCCGGCTGCTCCCCTACGCATTTTATTAAGCTGTGCCCGAATTTGCTCACCGTAAGAGAGAGGTACGGTGATAAGACCGCTTCCTCGGTAGCCCCGGAAACCTGAATTGACATAACAGAAAGCGCATCCCACGGCGCACCAGCCTCCGTAAGGCTCTGTAAGCACTGCCTCAGTAAAGCAAGGGCGTGCTCTAGTCCCTTCGGGTTCGTGGAGTCCTTTGTACCACCCTTGGAGCGGCTTCGCATTGTCTATCCTCGTATGGGGGTAAGGAGAGAGGTAGGCTACGACCTCCTTCCGGTTCTCTTCCTTCGCGTTGCGGGTCATCCCTATCCGAACGTCACGGACCTTCGTGCGCCCTAGATACGGGTCGTCGATTTCCCGGATCGGCCCTAGCTCTTCGCGCGGTTCCTTCGACATAAAGTAGTTATACGTCGTAGCCGCTGTATTGTCGTCGTCTCCGACGTTCTGAACCGTGATCCACGTTTGTTCTTGATCCATAAAGCCCCGCGAAATAAAAGGTAGAGGAGACGTAGACTCCGTGGCAATAGAGGGCATTGGAGACTAACGAGGCCAAGCCGGATCGGTTAGAATCCTGCCGCTCGGAGGCTTACACGTTAGCGGCTCCGCCCAGAGCATTGAGCTAGCTCCTCTACCTAAGCCAACTGAGGACGATCTTAGGAGCCTGTTCGGGAGAGCATCGCCGGCAGTCTACCCCGGCTTCGAGGAGCTTCCCCCGCGCCCTCTCTATAGTAGCGACTCGATTGACCGTGTTCCGGGGGTCTAGCTCTTTTTCGTTCCCGGCTTCGGCCCTCCGGCTTTTTATCTGCGCTAGGCACCGCTCTATCGGGGTCGTAAGGAAGAGGACGCGGAGATTCTTTAGCTGCACGCTCCACTTCGTATCTTCGGAGAGGAGAAGCCCTTCGCAGATTACGAACCGGGCCTTACACTGGATCGACTCGATAAGCTCGAAGACCTCCCGCGCGGAGCCTATCGTATCGCAGCCCCCGCACGGAGATTCGTAGTGGCCGAGGACGATTACCCGCGTCTCCGGCTCCTCCCCGTACTCGTAGTAGAGAGGCTGCTTACGCTTCGCCACGTAGACCGGATCGAAGCGGGCGTTAGACCCGGCTACAAAGCCCTCCATTATCCTTCGGACGGCTGTAGACTTCCCTGAGCCGGACGTACCGCGTAGTTGGATGATCATTAGGAGTACCCTGACCCGTTAGTGGTATCTGTGATTAGCTCCTCTATCGTCCGCTTCTGGTCCGGGGTAAAGCCGTTAACCTTTCTAAGAACGTCCTTGGCTAGCCCACTGCGAGAGAACGCCAGAGGCTTATCCTCTAGTAAAGCTATTCTTACGTCTCTCATAGAGAGGAGATTATGAAGGGCCTGGAACTCCTCGAAAGTTAGTTGCATAGCCGCTATCCTCCTAACTTACTCTCTAGTTCTTCGATCTGTTTCTGTAGCTGCCCTATTGCATGCTGGCTCTCTACCCGGAGCCGGGCTAGCTCCGACGAAAGGTTAGCTACCTCCGCTTTGAGGGCCTGCACCGCCGTGTTCGCGTTATAGGCGTTAGACTTCGCGTTGTTAATAATAGCCCGGTCTTCTGAAGATAGCTTAGACACCGGCGTACCTCCTCTTCATCTTACCGTCCTCCGCTAGCGCCCGCTCGTACTTGTCGTACTCGCATAGGGAGTGCTCTATCTCCCGCATTTCGAAGGGGGGCATCTTCGGTAGCCGCTGTCGGACGACCTGGAGGAGAGTCTTCATCCGCTCTAGCCAGTCCTTCGGGAGCGGAGGAGACGTTGCGTTATTACCCTTCGGGAAGTCCTCTCCAGCGATACGAAGGAGACCCCTAGCACATCCAGGGCCGGGGTTACACCAGGTCAGTTTATCCGGCGCGTTCTCTAGGAGGTAAGTATACCGTAGATCGCAAACAATTTCGTAGGCCATAAAGCCTCCTAGACCGTCGAAGGCCGTAAGCCTTCTGTGTACGGCTTCCATTGAGCAGGAGGCCCCCGGATCGTTAATCGTCGGGTGCTCTGGCTCTACGTTCTGTAGTAGCTCCTTCCGCGCCTCCCACACGTTCGTAATACGCCGGAGGATAGCCGTTAGCTTAGGCTCCCCTGCCGGAGAGTTAATCATGTAGGCCCCGGTGAAGATCGGGCTTCGACCCTCTAAGCGGAGCCTAGCTTCCTTCGGGTCCCATTCGACGAGGAGGTTAGTACGGAAGCCGTCTCGTACCCCGTCTTTCGTCCCCATTAGCACGTCTGCCGTAGCCGGTAGGTTAAACCAACGGAAGGCTACCGTAGCGAAGAGTACGCGCGGATCGTCTCGAAGAGGCTCCCTGATATGAGTACGAAACCACTGCGTAACCTTATCGTTCTCCCGGTACGGATTCGTGAAGAAGAACTTCTGTAGTACCTCGTCGTCAGTCCAAGGCTTCGGCTTCCCGGCCCTACGGCGGAGGTAGACCTGGTGCCGCTCTCGTATCCAGTAGAGGAACCTTTCGAGCGGAGAGAGCTTCTTAACGTCGGCTGTCTTCATTGAGTCACCCCGCTCCCCTTGCAAGGATAGCAAGTATCGTCGTTCGAATTACGCCCGCTCCCTAGACAGGCCTTGCAGCGGAAGTTCGTCCGTATCCAGTCCTCTACTTCGTTGACGACCTTAATATACTCTCGCGAGGGGGACATAGAGACCTCCTGCCCGATAGAGTAGGCTTCCCAGACCTTATCCCGTAGCTCCCTCGGTAGCCGCATCCAATGGCTGTAGCAGCCCCACATAGCCGGAGGTACGGTCTTAGTACAGCCGGGATAATGACAATGATGATCCCTCGTCTGTCCTTGGCCCTTAACGTAGGCTACCTTCTCCTCCTTCGTAACGACGGGGGCCGGAGTATTCTTACGAAGAGGTTTTGGCGGAGTCTTCATAACGTCATTCCCTCCCCCCAATTGTTAGCGTGGTATTCGATTCCGACCGGCGTAGGTATCCCGAAGTCGGCTCCCCCTAGCTCCATTGTCTTCGCTATCTCCTTAATCCGACCTAAGTTGGTCATCCAAGGCCGGAGACCCCTACCGCGCGGGAAGTCGAATACCATTTCGTCGTGTACCTGGAGCGTAATGTAGTAGCCGCGCGGGTCTTTCCTAGTCCACTCCTCTAGGATCGGGGCGCAGCGTATCATGGCCTTCATCGTCCACCACATCGCCGATCCTTGGATATGATAGTTAAGCGGTACGGTCGGAAGGATATCTCCCCACTCGGAGCGGGTGCATAGGAGCGGATAGCCGCGCTCCGGGTCTACCGTCCGGTCGGGGATCGTCTCTACATATCCGTACTGCTTCGCGAAGCGTATCCATTTTTGGTTCAGGGCTTCCTTCTTCTCGAACCTAGCTAGGAGCTTGGCGTGAGACCCCGGACGACCGAAAGCCCGGTCAGCCGTCCCCTTACCGTCCGCTCGGTTCACGGCCCCGTATCCTACCGCGAAGTCTCCGTTCTTACATCGTTGATACCAAGACGCAGCGTACTTCTTCTTACAGTAAGGCCCGGCCTTATCTAGCCCGACCTCCTTAACCGCCGCTGCCCATAGGTCTTCGTAGACGATAGAGAAGTTGAGTATATGTTCCGACCCGTAGTAAGGAGGGTCTTTCTCCCGCTCAAACAGGTCTATCAGGTCTTTCTCCCCGCACTCGTAAGCGGGTAGTCGTAGTTCAATGTTCTTCGCGTCTATGCTCCACCACTCCCTATCCGGCCCTGGTCCAAAGGCTTCCCGTAGATTCGTCTCCTCCTTCTTACTGACCTGCTGCCCGTTCGGATTGTAGCTGGCGAAGCGGAGCGTATCAGTGCCGGTAGGGTTAAGCGCCGGATAGATTCGGAACGTGTCGGGGTCGTTCGTAGGGAGCATGAACTTGTCGTAGCTCGCTAGGAAGCCTAGGGCCGTTCCTTTACCCCTCCAGCGAACTAGATTCTGGATAAACGAGAGCGGCTTACTGTGCGGCTCTAACGTCGCTAGGTAGTGCGGGATAGCTACCTTGCTATCGAGACTAGGGTTGGTCGTCTTCGCCTTCGGGTTAGGGATCGGCTCTAGCTTCATAACCTCGAAGCAGAACTGCCTTAGCGAATTGTTAACCGCCCCCTTCGGTAGCTTTAGATCGAAGCCGTAGGAGGAGGCTAGGTTAACGCACTTCCGGGCACAGGACTCTTGATCCTCCCTATAGCTGACCTCTAACCGGTTCTTCCTAGCCCGGCTCCCCGTCAGCCCGCAGTTCTCGATAGAGTGCACTACCGGGAGGACTTTTAGCCGCTCCCGGTAGATGTTCCAGAGCTTCCTTCGCTCTATTTCTATCTTCATCTTCTTCCACAGCGCGAGCGTTACCGCGCTATCTGCGTTAGCGTACTCGCGGAGGACCGTGTACCAAGGGTGATCGGGGGGATACCCCTGCTTGAGGGCTAGGGTTCTCGGCAACCAGGAGTCGTTCTTCCATGGCTTCTCCTCGTCTCGTTGTGAGCCCCCTTTAACCGAGGGCATAGTTGCTAGCCCTTCCTCCGCTAGCTTCCAATCCGGGAAGGTCTTCTTTACTAGCTTCCGGGCCTCCGTACAAGCCTCCTTTAGCCTCTCTTCGTAGGGCGCGATGTCTACGCCTAGGTAGACGAGAGCCATTGAAGTAAGATCGTGAGGCTGATTCGACGCGAGAAGGTGCCCGGCTAGGAGCGTATCGTAGGTCCGGCTCCAATCCCACGGGGTCTTACGGTGCCACACCGTCTCTAGCGCCTTAACGTCGAACTTCGCATTTTGTAGTACGACCTCCTCCGCGTCTACCCGAACGCTAATCTCGAACAAGTCCCCCTTCGGTATATTCGGTTCCCGCGTTAACGGGTCTACGTCCCATTCCCAGTAAAGCTGATCCCCGTTCTCTTCGCAGATAGTCACGAAGAACGGCTTAGCCCCGTGCTTTAGGTCTACTCCGGTCGTTTCGGTATCTAGGGAGATCATTGCGCGTAGGCTCCGCCGTAGAAATGCTACGGCCTAGGGTATCCGTCTCTAGGCCGTAGCTCCCCTCAAACCACTGCTTCGCGTTACGCCGCTCCTTCGAGGGAGTCCCACTTCACCTTCTTGTACACGACCTTCGGGTTGTCGAGGTTCTTTAGCGAGACGGTCTGCTCTGCCTCTTCGACCGTAGCCACTTCGCACTCGACTCCCTTCTCAGCGGGCTTCTTCGTCTTCGGGTTGACCGGCTTGTAGAGGTAGACCTCGCCTACTTCCGGCTTCCATTCGGCCCCGGTAGTCGTAGCGGAAGCCGTAGCGGTAGCCCCGCCCTTCTTCGCCGCTTCGATCATCGCCGCAATCGCTGCCCAGTTAGCCGCGTTGGCTACCTGATCGTCGGGGATACCGGCTTCGGCAGCTAGCTCAGAGAGCTTATTCATAGCCGCTTCGTCCGAGGCGTTATCTGCGGCTACCGCGAGGGCGTTCACGTCCGGCTCCTCCGGCTGCTTCGGAGCCGTGGCTGCCTTCGTCGGGGGCTTCGGCGGGATATCCGTAGGCGGAGAGAGAGTCGTGGAAGTCTGCGTAGGTGTCCCGGAGCTTCCTTCGACCACGGCAGGCCCGCCTTCGTCCGGGGTAAAGTCTACGACCCCGTTCCACTGGTGATTCACGCGGGGGTTCGGGTAATCCTTCGTAGCCTCCCCCTTCCACGTGCGGAACTTGAAGAAGGGCGCAGCCTCCTTCAGCGCGGCTACCGTCCCCTCTAAGTCCTCGAACTGCATCTGCGTCGTGTCGATACCGAGCTTACGAAGCTCGTTATAAATCCAGGCCAGGTGATCGTCCACGGTCTTCCGGGAGCGAGTCGGAGTCGGATAGAGCGGCTCGGTAATCGAGGTGCGGAGACCTTCGACGTGAACCTTACCGTTCTTCGTCTCGACATCGACAGGAATATGAACCGTGCCGGCTGCGTAGAAGTAATACTCCCCCGCGTTATCCTTCCCGGCCTTGACCTGATCGAACTTAATATCCACGAGCTGCGCGATGCCGTTCTCGATCCCTTCGGGAAGCTCCCCGAATTCGGAGTACGTCGTCTCGTCCGCCTTGTGCGCTTCGTGCGCCTTCTTCAGCGTATCGCCCATCTTGGCGTAGAGTCCGCTTTTTCCTTTTTGAACCGGCATACTAGGTCTCCTTGCGTTACGGTAGGTTGAAGGGGCTAAATGACGATCATCGCCCTCGTATTAGCTCATATATCTTACTAAAGTCCGGGTCTACGATTTCAGTAGGCAGGGTACGGCCCTTCGGTAGCCGGAACTTCGTAGTGAAGACCGGGTCAGGGGCCGTCCGTAGACAATACTCGACCTCCCCCGCTACGACCTGAGTAGTGCTAATAGTCTTCGCCAGCTTCCCTACTCCGACCGTCGTTTGCTTCTGAACTGTCTTTAACCGAATGTACGTTTGGCAGATGTAGTCTACCGCCGTATTAAGCCAGCCGGTTAGGGACGGAGTAAGCCCGGAGCCTACCGAAGGCAGGATAAGATCGCTCGTACCCTCGGTATTGAACTCCCTCTCCTGCGCAACTATTACGACGTGAGATGATAGGCCGAGGAGGGCGCGAAGGAACTCCTTGCATTGTAAGGCTAGTTGACCGTACTGCTGTTGGCTAGCTAGGCCCCAGGTCTTCTGCGCCGGGATTTCCTCCAGCCCTAGTATCTCCTTTAGAACTAAGTCCTGAAACCCTGTCGCGTGATCGAGGACGACCGTCTTGAATTGACCGGAGGAGGAGACGTAGCCTACTATCTCTAGTAGCTCCTTCGACTCGTTAAGGACGACCTGGCTGATTTGCCCCCGGTTCTCCGGCGTATCGAGGCTCCTAAGCTCTCCGGGCTTCGATCCCCCGGAGCAAATCACGGCGAGGATCGGCTTAGGGAAAGTCCCCCACAGCGTCGTCTTCCCCGTCCCGCTTCGACCGTAGAGGTTGATCTTTATCCCTTCGTTCGCGTCGAAGCCTATCGGGGCTATCCGGCTAAGTACCGAACCGTTAGGTAACGGCGTTGTCGGGGTCGAAGCACTCGTGATCGTCGGAGTAGGCTTCGGCGCGGTCTGGCGTTGCGGTCGTACTGGCATCCTTGATCTCCTGAAGAATCTGGCTTAGCTTGTCTCTCAACGGTTCGATATCATCCTCGTTAATAACGATTGTATCCCCGTCGTCGGAGTCTCTCAACACAAGGTGTCGGAAGCCTCCAGCTGGTTTAGAGTCCAGCCTTAGATCGTGAGTCCCTATTATCTCTTCGAACATTGAGCTCGTCATCCTAGCTCCTCGAATAACTTCTCGCGTCTCTCCAGCCCGACCTCCGAACCGGTATCGAGGTACTCGTCTAGGTCCGAAGAGCCTCCTTCGTCGAGGACGTTGTAGACTCCGAACGGGTGACGCCAGTGTAGCGGAGGAGAGACGAACTCTTGTAGCCGGTGCGGGTTAGTTAATGTGTCGTACCATCCGCATACGTTCTCTAGGATCGGGTCGAGGCACTCGCTTCGGAACTTCGCTATGTCGGCTTCCGATATCTCTACCTTCCACCGGGCGAACCATTCGCCGATTCTACCCGCCGCGCGGTCCTCCTCTAGCTTCTTCAGCATAGACTCTACAGACTTATGAGCGGATCGGCGGACTACGTTATAGCGAACCCCTCCGAACGGGCACTCGTACTCGTCCTCTCCGCAGACGTGGGCTACGGTATAGAGCATCGTCTGTAGGTCGAACTTGAGCTGCCGGGTTATCTTTAGGCCGTCTATACTGCTCTTCGTCTTGTTCTCTTGAAGAAAGACCTTCGCCCCCCGCCCGGTCCCAATGATATCCCCACCGTCCTGCTTGCCCCGAAGCCGAACTATCCGACCCGAAGGCAGCTTGTAGCTAACGTCGAAGACCTTCTCCTGAAACAACGGGGTCCGGTCTACCACGTCCGGGTGCGCCTTCCAATAATCGACGTAGAGAGGGAAGGTCGCTAGGCACATCTGGTACCAATGCTCTACCTGCTCCTGCTGTAGTCGGTGCTTAGTACAGAGAGCGGAGCCGTAGAGCTTTAGGGCTAACTTCCAATCCCGGTTCCCGCCTAGCGCCTCCTCGCAGGTATGCCACATGTGCCCGTAGTCGATAGGGGCGTAGAACCTCTCCGGTACGTCTAGCCCCTCGATGTACTTGACCCGGAACCTTTCCCGGCAGACTAGGAAGGTAGAGAGCATCGAGTAGGAGATACCGTCTACCTCCGGCCCCTTCCACAGCGGCTCTCTTCTCCGCTCTCCGGGCTTCCGCGCCCCCTGAGATTCGAGCTTGCTCGCTAGGCCGGTCTTCGCTTTCTTCGGGATCGTAGGCACGGCTACTTCTCCTTGATAAGGATACCACGCACGTTGTCTTCGTGAATCTGCCCGGTTACGTTGCCGTTGTGGATAACCGCCGACATCTGATGCGTGTAGAGGATTTCGTCTCCCTCCTTGACCTGCTTACAGTCCGGCCCGACCGCGATAACGAGGGCTATCCCGGTCTCCATAGGGTTCGCCACGCCCTCCGGTAGGACTAGCCCGGCCTTCGTCTTATCGGCGGGGTAGGCGTGGACTGCGATCATTCTTCCAATAGGCACGTAGGTCTTCTTCGGGATGTTAGCGGACGGGTTAATAGCAACCATTGTCGGTACTCCTAGTGAAGGTAAATCTAGCCCCGATATCGGGAACGCCCCGCCCGGTTTACGAGTATCCGCCGCAGAGCCGAAGAGACGCATCCAACCACGTCCTATCGGAGCTAGAGGGGAAAGCTATTTATAAGGAGGGAGAAGGGTAGGCTTTGAACCTACGAATCCGGTTTGGCTACCGGCGTTTTACCGACTAAACTACCTTCTCCGTAATAGGGAGGGGCTTGGGCTACCGTTGAGGAAATAGCCCTCACTCCCTCCCTGGGAAGACGACGTACTAGATACGCCTGAGAATGGTTCAGATCAGGACAAGTCCTGCGTGTGCTTCTCCGCGTGCGTTACCTAGCGTAGCCGTCCTCCCGGCCTTTTCAGTAACGCAGATTATACCGGGTCCATCCGTACCGAGTCTTCACGCGGAACTCGTAGGTGTCCATACGCTGACTCGGATTGCTTTCGAGGGCTATCCCGTTCGCCGTTCCTTCGTCCTTACCGGCGATAGTCGCCCTGCGAGCGTGAGCTTCTACCGCGCTACGGATCGAATGATACTCCGCTCGGAGACATTCCGGGAACAACCCTCCTCCGTTGTCGTGGTAAATATCCTTCGCGCCTTCGAGGACGAAGAAGACTCCCGGAACCTGGTGTGAGAACTTCTCCGGGGCTTGCCAGTGGCACGGCTTTAGGAGGACCGCTTTAACCGGCACGTAGGTTCCCGAAGATAGGCCCCACCGGTTCGCCATCGATCCTCCGTGATAGAAGAACCAGCAGAACGGGTTCCTGACTTCCGCGATACCGTCCCATTGAAGGATCGGCTGGGAGTTAGGATCGGCAGCCGTCGTTAGTCCGTAGTAGCTAGCCCGACCTATCGGGACGTAGAACTCGATAGCCGTAGCCTCTGCCAGGACGGCCTTGAAGTCGTCCCAAGCTATCAGCCGAGGCGGTAGGGCTACCTCCTTTACCCTCCGCTTCGCTGAGCTAAGGTGATCGAAGGCCCCTCCCTCGCTCTTCTTCGGCTCCTCTTTCTCCTCCGTGCGCGGGGTCCAAATCGCGAAGGGCAGTACCTCTTCGAGCTTCGCGAACCGGCGATTGAGGCTACCGGCTGCGTTCAGCTTCTCTACGACCTCGTTCGCCTGCTTGATCGTCCCTTCCTTTAGGGTAGTCGGGCGTTGGTACTGGAGCGGGTGCATCTTCTCGTTCCACTTCCGCTTAATCGTCTCGAACGGAAGCCCCGCCAGGATATCGTCGAGGAGCGTAGAGATAACCGTAGATCGGATATGGCACCAGCCCGGAGGAGCCGTAGCGACGGCTAGCCACACGAGGTTATCCCTCACTGTCCCCTTACGGCCCTCTAAGCTCTTTTGAAGAGCTAAGAGCCACTGGGCGATTCCCAGTACCTTCTCCGACCGGTCTACGACTTCGGCGGAGAGGACGCGGATAGCCTGCTCGGTAGCTTCGACGGGAATCTCCGAGAGACCCCGCTTTAGCATAATGTAGTCCTGCCCCTTCTCCGCCGCGATTTGCTCTGCCGTCTTTAGCGGATTCGAGAAGCGTACAGCCGGGACTCCGTGAAGATGGGTCCACTCCCCGGTTTGCGGAACGCCCCAGACCTTCTCCTCGCTAAGGAAGACCCCCGTGACCTTCGCCTTCGCAACCCGGTCGTAGAGCCGTTCGACAGAGTCAAGGAAGAACTCCGGGACGTTCGCGCTAGGAGCCCAAATCGCCGATACGGGCTTCCCTTCGTTCGGCGTGATAAAGGCTAGCCCGCCGTACTTCTCGATAAACTTCTGGCAGCACCGACAAGTATAGTGCTGGCGGTTTCCCTCCGGGATACCGGCGAGGTACTCCGTAAAGAGTCCTTCGGCATTCGTCGTGAAGAGCGGGCCGGTGTGCGCTACGAACTTATGCGCCTCCGCTACCCGCTGAGCTACGATTAGCTCCAGCCTATGGTACTCGTGATCGTGTTCGGTCTTTACCGCTGAGGATACTTTCGCGGTCATCGTAAGGACTCCTGTAGGGTTAAAAGGGGATGTCGGACTCTCGGTACTGCGGGTTAAGCATGGGCTGATCTAGGTCGTCTAACGCACTGTTGATCGTTACTATACTACGCTGAATCGCTAGCCCTCGCTGAGTTACGTTCGCCCGAAGGATCGCAGCCGGGTGTATTATCTCGGCGAAGCGAAGGCTATCTCCTTCGGCAATCCATTCGGGTTGTTCCGGCTCTTCGTCTAGGCGGAACTGAGAAGCCCCCGTTATATGCCTCTTAGCTAGCGCTCCTACGAGAACGATTAGCCGGGGCCTACATATTCTAACGAAGTCTCTGAGCCGTATTGAGCAGGCCTCGATATCTTTCTTCTCCGGCTCTACGGCCTTGTTCCCGTCCTCTTCGCGGGGGATACAGCCGACTAGGTTAGTGAGCACGTAGGTCCGCGTCGATCCTATCGACTCCTTGATAATCCTATCTAGTAGATGACCGGCTGGACCGGCGAACGGCTTACCTAGGCTGTTCTCGCTCTCTCCCGGAGCCTCCCCGATAAAGACGACTTCAGCCGGGACCGATCCTCGTGCTAGACAAATCCGCCTAGCCTTACCGCAGATAGACGAGCCGCAGCCGTTCTTATAACGGGCTACGAACTCTTGCCATTGACTAGCCACGGCGTTACTCCTCCGGTATCTCTAGTTCGACGTATCGGTGTTCCTTATCGCACTTTAGCAGCCAGGCCTGAACGTACTTAGGTACTCTCTCCTTTAGCGCAGCCTGATCGCTACTCTTGAAGTCTTCGGTGTAGAGAGATAGTATCTCGGCTATCTGCTTCGCGTCGTCCTCCCACCATACACTCGCGAGCCTTCGCTTCGTCGAAACGTGAGTAACGACGTAATGATCCTTCCTATCCGTCTCTTGAGGAAGAGTTTTATGAACCCCGAATAAGCCGTAGACCTCTGCCTCCACGTAACAGTAGTAGATCGTCCTAGGATCGACTAAGGTATTAACCATGTAGACTTCGATTACGGCCTTTCTCCAAGCCGGTTCCTGCGGGGCCTTCGCCTTCGACGGTATTACGGGCATGGCTCTCCTCCGAACCGGAGCCTACAATACTGCGCGATTAGGAGCGCGTCCGAAGTCGCTAAGGTTATATGAAGCTGCGGAAACCACTCTTCCGCTTCCTTCTTCAACCGGCCCTTCCAAGCCGAAGTCTTCTCCGTCTTCTTACGGTGCGGTATCCCTAAGACCTTCTGCCACACCTGCGGCTTCTCCGCAATAAAGGAGAACGAAGCGGCTACGAGGGCCATACGCAACGCCATGTAGCTCCCGTAGAGCTTACTCATACTCGCCTTATCGGTCCCGTACATCGCCGGGTTGATCCACTCGATTACCGCCCGGCTCTCTACGCCGTGCTCTAATCCGAGAATCCATTCGTAGATTTCTAGCTCGGTATCGGGCATCGTCTTGAACTTTACGTCTACGACCTCCGTAGGGTCGGACGGATCGGCGTAGAGGGCCGCTAAGCCTCCGTTCGCGCCGGGATCAATCCCTAGGTAAACGATCTTAGCTACCACTGGCGGCTACCTCCGGCGACTTTACGATAACGACAAACTGGTCGTCCTGATCTAATAAGACGATACGGAGGCTCCGAACGTGAGCTGCGTTACGAATCTGTTGCGACATACTCGACTGGCTACAGACGTAGTGCTCTCCGCGTCGTAAGACGAAGCGGCGTTTCGAGAACCAGTCATCCCAATCGTAAGCCTTGGAAGGCATCGGCCTCTCCTCCGTTTGTTCAACCCGGTTATTATAACGACCGCTTCCTGGAGCGGGCACCAGCGGCGAAAAATTCCGAAATTTATTTTTCGGTCGTAAGTCCTTACGGGCCTTCAGCTTACGTCGAATCGCACCTAGAATCCGGTCTAGCCCGCCGAAATTCCTATTGACGCTAGCCGAAGACGTTCTTATAATAACGCCGAAGAACGCCACAACCCTCCCGTATCCAGGAGTACAACCATGAGAATCAAGAACCGCGAAGCCCGCAAGCACCTTTCTAACGTCCTTAGCCTAATGTCCTACGCTAACTCCGTCTCCTACGGTAACTGGGCTACGCAGTCCTCCGACCCTAACCTCAACGGAGTCTACGGAGCCGCTCAGACTACCCTAGTAAAGATGCTAGTAGAGCTAATACCGGATTACCCTGACCTCTTCTTCGCGTCTCCGGGCACCATGGACGAAACGGCCCTCCGTATCGTAGCCCGGCTCTCCGAAATCGCCTCCTCTTTCTCGATAGAAGAACTAGACGAAGCTATCGAAGACGTGCTAATGCTAAGCAAGGTCTTCGACGGCTAAGCCTTCCCTTCACCCCCGTCTAATACCGGGGGGCTAGGAAGGGCTTAGGAACGTCCCGAAGTCCTCGTACCCTCACTCTAGGAGACCTGTATCATGGCTGAGAAGACTACTACCCCCGCGAAGAAGGTCGAAGAGGCTCCGAAGGAAGCCCCGGCGAGCGGTGGAAAGGCGAAGACGACTTGCCCCGTCTCCCGCGCCGACTTCCTCTCGAAGGCCCCGATCCTCAACGTCAAGATCGGTGACCAGACCTTCGTAGCCGGGGCGCGTGAGTTCGCGGACCCGAAGGAGAAGCAAGACAAGGACGGCACCCCGCTCTTCGGCTCCGTAGGCTACAACGTCAACGGGAAGATGACGATGATCATCGACGGGAAGGCCGTGGACTTCCAAGTCGGGCTGAACGTCACCGCTATCGGATCGAAGTACCTCCCGAAGACGGACGCGAAGTAACCCTCCCGGAACGGAGAAGAGCTTTTACACCCCCTTAAACCCGCCCTAGGAGCTACGAAGTACCATGCCTAAGAAACCCTCTGCCACCGTCGCGAAGCCTGCTACCCCGGCCCGCGAAGTCCTCTACCCGGCTATCGTCGTCAACGGGGTTACGATCCCGGAGGAGAAGACGATTATCAACGTCGAGCTAGCGAAGAAGCTCCTCGGCTGGGAGGAAGAAACCGACCAGGTCAAGTTCGGCCCCGACTATCTCCTTATCGACGAAGCCGGTAGGAAGATTCGCTGCACGAACAATACGCATAACCGCCCGCTTACGGAAGGCTGGGCCCGGACCCTGGGCCAAGATATCCTAAAGCGGAACTGGCGGTTCAACTGCGAGAACATTATCGTCGGGCGTACCGGCCTTATCCTCTCCGGCCAACACCGTCTTATCGGGCTTATCCTCGCCGCTCAAATCTGGGCCGGGGCGCAGAAGGACCACTGGCTCCCTCTTTGGCCCGAAGAACCGACGATCCGCTCCCTTATCGCGTTCGGCTGCGACGAAAGCCCCGATATCACCCGGACGCACGATAACGTCAAGCCCCGTTCCCTCTCTGACGTCCTCTTCGCCGACGAGCAGATGTTTGGCTCGCTGAAGAAGGAGGACCGGACCCGCCTTTGCCGCATGATTGACTACGCCGTCAAGTTCCTTTGGGACCGTACCGGCGAGAAGAACGACGCATACGCCCCGCGCCGTACCCATTCGGAGGCTCTCGACTTTATCCAGCGTCACCCCCGGATCGTTCGGGCCGTGAAGCATATCTACGAAGAAGACCAAGAGAAGGCGATTAGCAAGTTTATCTCCCCCGGTACGGCCTCCGGCCTTCTCTACCTTATGGGCGCGTCCGCTACGAACGGGGACGACTACCGCTCCGAAGACCAATCCTCCGAGAAGAAGATCGATTGGAAGCTCTGGGAGAAGGCTACCGACTTCTGGGTGCTTATGTCGTCCGGCTCCCCGGAGCTTATCGAAGTCCGACACGCCCTCGCCGCGCTCTACGGCGAAGACGGGGACGGAGGCGGGGGAACTATCTCGGAGCGTATCGCGATTATCGGGAAGGCCTGGAAGGAATTTGCCTTTGGCGGAGCCGTTACCGAAGCGAACCTCCGCCTCAACTACGTCACCGACGAGGACGGGATCAAGCACCTCAAGGAGTCGATAACCTTCGGCGGGATCGACCTGGGGACCGAGAAGGAAGAACCGGCCCCCGCCCCCGTAGTTACCGCCGCTCCCGCGCCTGCTCCGGCCTCGGTCGAAGACCCGGCGAAGAAGGAAGAGGAACGGAAGGCGAAGGTAGCCGAAGTCGCGAAGAAGCTCAAGGAGAGCCGCAAGAAGAAGGCGGAGAAGGAAGCCGTAGCTACCCCCGAAGCCGAGGTACTGAAGGAAATCGAAGGGGCTACGCCAACTCAAGCGGCTACCGAAGCGGTCAACCCGCCTCCGGCCCCGAAGAAGAAACCACTAGCGAAGAAGCCCGTAGCCGGAGTGGCTTGAGAAATTTTTCGGATTTTCTCAAATTGAGCTTTACTCTAGCCGAAGAGGGGTATAGGATACGCTTAGTCCTATACCCCTCTACCCTAACGGAGACCGCTATGCAGAAGCCTAAGATCACAGCGAAGCAAGAAGGCGGAGACGACGGCTACTGCTACGTCGTCCGCGTTAACGGCGTAAAGTACGTCGAAGGCTTGACCCGCTCCGAAGTCCCGTATCCTCCTAGCGGCCTCCGGGCTAACGTCTAACAGCCCCTCCTTCACCCCTCCCGCGCCCAACGGAGGGGAATAGGAGTGGCTGTTAGGTTGTTCCCGGTTCTTCTATCGGGGCTAACGCCGCCAATCTAGGAGTCCTAGTCGTGAAGCAATCCGAAATCGTCGAGAGGGGAGTCTACATCGCGAAGGTGAACGAGCGTATTACGGAAGTTCGGGTAGACAAGATCAACACGTCGGGGGACCGGGTTAGCTACTCGGTTACGAACCTGCGGACCAATCGTAGGATCGTCTTCCATTCGGCGCAGAAGTTCCGCTCCGCTGTTAACGTCAAGCCTAAGCTCTACGAGGGAGCCTCCCCGAAAGTTCCGGTTACGATTACTTCGGCTCCCGTCGCTATCGAAGAACGCAAGGATGCGGGGGATGAGCATCGCCCGGACCCTACCCCGTCAACCCCCTCGACTCCGAGGGAATCGGCTTCGACTGCTACGAATGCGGAACCCTCCTCGTCGGACCCGAAGGCTACTGCCCCCGCTGCGGCTCCGTCGATCCCGGAGATACCCCAGCCCGCCCCGGAGTCCCAATCTCTTTCGAGCCTATCTTCAGCCTCAACGGAACCCTCCAAGCCTACGTCGCCCGTCTCCGGGCTAGCTTCAAGATTGAAGAGCCTGGACGGGGGGGATTCTGCGCCGCACCTGATCGTCGAAGCGCGGGCGGGAACCGGGAAGACGACTACGCTAGTCGAAGGGCTGAAGAGGCTAAAGGGGATTAACTCTCCTATCGTCCCGTCTCCGCAGCAGAAGGCCGTCTGGGATTCACTCCTTCTCTCTGCGAACGGTAAGCCCTTCGCTGGTAGCGCCTGCTTCGTAGCCTTCAATAAGGGTATCGCGACGGAGCTACAATCCCGCGTTCCGCCCGGCTGCGACGCTATGACGATGCATTCGATGGGGATGAAAGCCGTCAACGCTGCCTTTAACCGGCTAAAGGTCGAGAGCTATCGGACCTCCGACCTTATCTCGTCTCACTACCGTCGCGATATCCGGGAGCTTCGCCGGGACGCGCGAATGGTTGGGGTTATCCGGGCTACGGAGAACCTCGTTAGCCTTTGCAAGATGAATCTTTGCAACGGTGACGCGGACGAGCTAGACCTCCTAGCCCGACACTACGACGTAGAGCTCAACGGAAGCCGGGAGGAAATCTTTCAGCTAGTCCCGGTTATCCTCTCCCTCGCGAAAGACCCGAAGAACGACGGCTGTATCGACTTCGACGATATGATCTGGCTACCCGTCGTCCTCGGTCTCCCGGTTCGTAAGTACGACCTCCTCCTCGTAGACGAAGCGCAGGACTTGAATAGGTGTCAGCAAGCCCTCGCGAAGAAGGCCGGGAAGCGGCTCGTGCTGTGCGGAGACCCGAAGCAAGCTATCTACGGCTTCGCGGGAGCCGACGCGGAGAGTATGCCGAGAATGGCCGCTGAACTTTCCGCTACCCCTAGGGGCTGCGTTACCCTTCCGCTTACCGTTACGCGAAGGTGCGGTAAGGCTATCGTCGAAGAGGCGAAGAAGATCGTATCGGACTTCGATGCGTTCGAGACCAACCCCGAAGGAAAGATTAGCACGGCGAAGTACCCGGCTAAGGAAGTCGTCGAAGAGACCTACGAGAAGCTAGTGCAGGACGGGGACTTTCTTCTGTGCCGCGTAAACGCCCCGCTCGTCTCTCAGTGCTTCCGCTTCCTCCGGGCCGGGCGTAAGGCGAATATCCAAGGGCGAGACGTAGGCCAGGGGCTAATCACGACGATTAAGAAGCTCAAGGCTACCTCCGTCCCGGACCTCGTAGCGAAGGTTACGGACTGGATGTACGCCGAGACTTCTAAGGAACACTCCAAGCGTAACCCCTCGGAGCCTAGGCTGATCGCTATCCAGGATCGGGCGGACTGCCTAATCGCGTTTACGGACGGAGCCGATAGCGTCGAAGCGGTTATCCGTAAGGTCGAATCGGTCTTCACCGACGATAAGAACGTAGTCGGTATCCGGCTCTCTTCGATCCACAAGGCGAAGGGGCTAGAGGCTAGGCGGGTCTTCCTCCTCCAGCCTAAAGGAGGGGAGTGCCCGCATCCTATGGCGAAGACCCCGTGGCAAAAGGAGCAGGAGTATAACCTACTCTACGTCGCGATTACCCGCGCTATCGAGGAGCTTACCTACGTCTCCTAGCCCTACCTACCCTTACGGCCCCGGCCCTTAAAAGCCGGGGTCTTATCTTTCCCTAGCGATTTTCCTAGGGCCTCCTAGGAAATGTTCTAGCGTATACTTCGACCCTATCCGAGTCCTTACACGGAGGAGCTAAAATGCCGGTTATAACGTGTCCGGTCTGCCTAACGGAATTCGAACCCGTAACCCGGAAGAGAGGACGGCCCCGCCTATACTGCAAGCCGGAGTGCTCTGATAAGAAGATGAGGGAGCAACTACGGGAGCTAGACGAGCGTAGGAGGAAGAAAGCGGAAGAGAAGGCTAGGGAGAAGGAACAATCCCCCGGATTATCTCGAACGACCTACTAGCTACGTTTTCGATCTGCATAAGAGGGGTAATCGGGAGGTAGAAGACCTCCTCGGAAGCTAGCTCCGCGTTCGTCTTATGTGTACGCAGGTAGTCCGGGGGCGCGTACTCCCGCTGTAGACTCATCGCCTTAAATCCCTGGCGCGCTTCGATCCCCTCCGCGTTAAGAGCCTTAACGACCTGCGCCAGTCTATCGGCTCCTAGACCCGGTATCCGTAGATCGTAGACCCACGGCACTTCGCGGGCCGGGTTCCTCCAAGGCTTCGGACACGCTTTATCGTAGGCTCCTTCGACATACCGGCGTAGGCTTAGATTCATCTTAACGAAGTACATATGCGCTAGGATTAGAAGGGCGTGCGCGTTACTCATACGGTAGTTATGCCCGCGCGGAACGTGAAAGAAGTCGTGAGCCTCCGTAAAGCCTAGGGACCGGAGCGAACGAGCGTAGGCCGCGCCTCCTTTGTCCCGGAAGTAGACCGCTCCCCCCTCTTCTCCGGCTACGACCTTATTCTTGTAGAAGCTCCAGCAAGCTGCGTCAGTATCCGGGTGAGGCTTAATCGAATGAGCTTCAGCTAGGTCTTCGACTATGAATAAGTCCTTCTCGTTCGCTATCTCTGTTAGCCTCTCCATATCGACCGTTCGACCGTAGACGTGGACCGGCATGACGATATCCCCTCGCGAAGAGATATCCCTTACGAGTCCTAGGTCTATTAGGAGTGTATCGGGCCGGCAGTCTACGAAGCAAGGCTCTAGCCCAGCCAGCGTAATTGCGCGAGCACAGGCAATCATAGTATATTCGGAGAGGAGCACCCGCGCCTCCTTAGCCCGGCCCTTCTCCCGAATGACCTCTAGGGCTAAATGAAGCGCGGCCGTACCCGAAGAGCACACAACCATACCCTCCGGGTCCAGCTGATTCTCCTTCGCCCAGCGTTCTTCTAGCTCTAAGAAAGCGGCTTTCATAGTTACCCTTCCGTTTCCCAACACCACCGGCTCTTCCGGCGCGAGTAGTCGTTAATAACCTTCGTCAAGGCTCCTTCGAGAGACAAGACCGGACGGGCCTTAATCGTCCGGTAAATCTTCGCGTTGTCGGAGAGGAGATACCATATCTCCCAGGGGCGTACTCTCGCTTCGTCCCGTTCGACTTGGACCATGTCCGAGAACCCCATAATCTCGCCGATCTTAGCGGCCAAGTCGTAGATTCGGATACCGTTCTCGCTGCCGAGGTTATAGACCTCCCCCGGCTGTCCGTTCTCCAGTAGCTCCACGGCCATCCTTACCGCGTCTCCGGCCCACATGAAGTCTCTATACGAGTTATTCCCCAGCTTTACCTTTAGCTGCTTACGAGCGGGGGGCATACGAGCCTCCCTAGCTACCTGGCTGATAATCTCCGGGACGACGTAAGGGTGCGTCTCGTTCGCGCCGATACAGTTGAACTGACGTAGAGCGATAACCGGTACGCGGGCTTCCCGATATCGAGCCTGAACGTAGTAGTCGATTGCGGCCTTCGCTACCCCGTAGGTCGAATGCGGAGCTACGGGGTAGTCCTCCCCTATCTGAATCGCCTTTAGCCGGGAGTCCTCAGACGCTATCTCGTTCCCTCCTCCGTAAATCTCCGCCGAGGAAACCTGAAGGATGCCTTGTACCCCGGCCTCGTGAGCAGCGTTAATGACGTTCATCGCACCGGTAGCGTTTACTTCGAAGACGTGAAGGGGCCGGGTAAAGGAGTCGGGGATATAGGGCCAAGCGGCGTAGTTGAAGACGTGCTGAATAGCGTTCGCCCGGAAAGCGTTGCGAAGGAAAGCCTCGCTCTTAGTAATATCGCAATGGATAAAGTTCGCCTTCGGATGCACGAACTCCCGACGACCGGCGCAGAGGTTATCGAAGACCCAAACCTTACAAAAACGTTCTTCGATAAGGTAGGAGACGAGGTGACTCCCTAGAAACCCCGCTCCCCCGATTACCGCTACGTTCGAGTGCTGGATAACCCCGCTCATGCTATTTCTCCTTCGTCGGTTTCGTCGTACTCCAAGTACATCAGCCTCTTCGCGTACTTCCGTAGCTCCTTCTCGATGGCGTCCCAGGTCTCTCCTCCTAGGTTGCGCCGGATCATAGGCCGTATCGAGATAAGGATAGCCCAGTCCCGGCTATTCGGAGTGAGGAGAAGAGGGCTCAAGTCTCTTAGGTCTCCTACCTCGAACCTTCTCCCGGAGCTTTGAAGATGAGCTACCCTGATAAAGTCCGGGCTTAGATCGATTCCGAGGTACGACCCGTCCCAGTTCCTTGGGAGAAGAGTTAGAAGACGGCCCCATCCACACCCCGCGTCTAATATCGCGTCGTGTCGCTGGATGTGCCGGGCTAGAATCTCCTTATGCTTCCGTTCGATAGCCCGCCACTTCTCTAAAGAACACTTAAAGACGGCCTGGTGCTCGTGCCCGACCGGCGTAGAGTAAAGCCGATTCCGCCAATACGCCGGGTCTAAGATCGGTTCGCTCATAGGAGCCTCGCCTTTACCGTCTCGATTAGCTTCTCGACCCGCGCCCGGTACGTGTGGCATTTCCGGGTCTTCTCTAAGCCCGCCGTTGCGATACTGTGCCGCTCTAAGCCACGAGTTAGGTAGTGACCTATCTTATCCTTCAAATCTACCCAGTCGTGGTAATAGACGATTTCTTTCCCGTCCTCGTAGTCCGCCGTAAGCCGATAACAATAAGGATGAAGTAAGAACCCGCCGAAGCCTAACGTGAGGTAGACCCGGTTCGACCAATACCGATCTGTCACCGGGCTATACGGGGCGACGACGATAGCCTTTAGCCTAATCAAGTCCCGTAGCTCCTTGCCGTGAACCCCCTTCGAGACGTGCTGAAACACCCCTCCGTAGTAGGCGCTTAGGTTCTCTACGAAGCTCTCCCGGCCTCTTCCTCCTCCCCTACCGATCCCCGTGAAGAGGATACCGGAGTTAGTGAGAGAACAATCGGTAGCGAGATACCGCTCGTCGGCTCCCTGAGATAACTGAACGAGCTTCCCGGTACGATCTTCAGCTACCCAATCTCCGTCCGTTAGAAAGCCTAGGTCTACCCGGCTCATAATGTCAGTGATCCAGGCCTTACGCCGGGCACAGCGGCCCGCTAACGTAGGGTCGGGATAGTCTACTAGATCGAAGTACCAAAGCACCTTCGGAATCTTGAAATGATCTAACAGCCGAACGTCGTGATAGTTATGGACCAAAACGAAGTCGGCGGGTTCCTTAACGGCCAGCTTCCCTTCTAGCTCCGAGAACCTACGCACTTTATGCCCCAGCTGCTCTAGCGCGTAGGTAATAGCCCCTTCGTCGTCGTTCCCTCCGCTACCGTGCCGGGCTATGTAAAGAATCGTAAGGCTGTCCATCCCTCACTCCGATAAGGCCCGTAGGTATCGAGGCTTTAGAACGTCCCAACTGTTCTCCTTCGCATATTCGGCTCCGGCTTCAGAGTACGCCGTTATATCGGCGTCATACCAGTCGTCGATCTTCTCCGCGATATCCTTCGGGTCGAGGATAGCTTCGTCGAACTCTACGCAACGGGCCGCTACCCGCGAGCGTTCGTAGTGGCTCACCTTAATAAGCGGGTCGGTAGGGAGCCACTCGTTATTCGGAAACCGGTCGGTAGCCATTACGAGCATACCCGCCGCGTGAGCTTCCTGAAGCGGTAACGATAGGCCGTTGAACTTCTCCGGGAATACGAATACGTCCCCCTCTTCGTAGAGGGAGTCGGCGGGAACTACGCCCGTCGTGAGGGTCACCTTTCCTAGTAGCTCCGGGTACGGGGGCCAGTCGCGCTGAACCTGCGACCGTAAGAGGAGCTTCGCCGGGGACTTTACGAGCCGCATAGCCCTTAGTAGTTCGTCCGTTCCGTTCCGGCCCCGGAGACCTCCGTTACCGGCGTTGTGAACGAAGACCTTGGCCCTCGTCCGAAGCTGATGCTTTACCTTAACGGGGACCGGGATATGAACGCTACGGTCGGGGAAGTAGCGAAGGTCTAAGAGAGAAGGGCAGATGTACCGATCCGGCTCTACCGGAAGCCGAGAGGGCATACACTCGTACATAGGCATAAGGAACGTCCTTACGTTCTTCTCCCTCGCCCGGTTAAAGACTTCCCAAAGGAACGGGGTCTCGAAGCACAGCATCGCATCCACTACGTCGAGAACCCTATCGACTTCAATCAGGGCGCGGGCCGTTAAGTCGGAGAGGACCGGCGCGCCCGGATACCATTCGGTATGCGTCGGACGACGACCGTGACGAACGACAATAGGGTCCGTTACGATCCCGTTGTCGTAGAAAGCCTTGGCTAAGTATCCTAGCCCTTGATCAGTTGCGAATACTAAGCTACCGACCCTCATATTTATGCCTCGTCGTCTAGGTTTTTCCCGTACATTATCGCGTCTACCGTGTCTCTACCGTCCTTCGTCTTATACCCGTAAAAGTCTCGGAGCGGGGCTACAACCCGGAACCGTAGGGACTCGTAGAATTGCTGGGCTATGAAGTTGTCGGCCCTCGTTATCGCGAACACTAACCTTATGTCTTTCGGCAAGGAGTCGATTAGCCGGTTC